GCCGGTGCGCTGCTTCCCTTGCCCATTGGATAACCACCTGCATTGTTCGATTGTCATCTGCAGGATTACCAGAGGGGCCCCGTCCTGTGCGGCGAATGGAACTATGGCCACACGCTGAAACCCCAGCTTTGTCGCGAGGTTCAGGCTTTCGAGGTTGGCCAGTGATACCAGAACGGTGATGACTTGAACCCCAAGCTGATGAAACGGATAGGAAAATAACTGAAACATTGTGTCACGGTCGGCCCATCCACTTCCCGGCACGGCCGCAATCGACACCTCAATGCTGTGCCCGTTGCACCGCTCATAGACCACCCCAGCCACAATCTTGTCGTTCTTTATGACACCCAAGGACCGCGCACCTGGCAACAGGGTATAGCCCGGAATGTGCTTGGCCGCCCATCGCGCTATCTCTTGGTCCGCGCCATAGATGACAGCGCCGCGTTTTATGATCCGAGTGCAGCTTTCAGGCCCGTGATTTCCGCCCATGTCGCTGTAACCTCCAACGTGATCTGGAACGATTTGCCATTGGCATCCGTCGGAATAATGTCGGACAGCGTGACTCTGGTGCCGCCCGTTTCTTCGGGATCAAGAACAATGGTTTGCTCGGCCTCGGCAATGTCAGCCGCCCTATCCTGCTGATCTGACAATACGACGACGCGCACCGTCAGGGGCCCGGATGCAAAAATGGTCGGCTCAAGATAGTTGACCGAGCGCATTGATCCGACGGAAAACCACGACGACACCCAGCGCGCGGTAATGGCTTCGCTGGTGCCATTGTGGCGCAAGAACCCAAGCCGTCCATCAAGCCCGGTGATCTGTGGAACACCCCCCATGTTATGCCANTCTCGGGATGGAAAATCTGCCGTCGCCCATGCGCGGCCCTCAAGATAATAGATGTATTGCTGCGCCGCTCCCGCAGAGACGCGNCTGATCACCACCATGGATCCGTCGGCGGCTGTAAAAAGCTGCCAATCTGCCGCCCCGGCTTCAATAAGCGCCGTGATTTCGTCCGCAATCGGTCTGGACAGGTCTGATGATAGCGCCAACACGGATTCACGGATGGACTGGCTGATCGAAACCACACCTTGCGGGGTCAGCATCCACGCATCAGCTCCAACCTGCGCAAAGCCGCGCGGACTGATTGGGGTCGCACCTTGCACGCGCCCGGTTAGACGCCAATCGTTTGCATCGGATGGGTCAAAGCCCTCATAGACAACCATTTGACCGGTTGTCGTGATGATGCAAAGCACGTCATTCATCCCATGCCCAGCGTCCAGCGTCAGAGACACCATTTGCTGAATGCCGCCCGTGATGTTGCCAAGTCGATCCAGCGGGAAACGTTGCAATTCACCAGTGATTTGGCCGACATCGCCGTAAAGAAATTCCAGCTTTCCGCCCGTTTTCCAAAGAAAAACTCTGTCATGGTGCGCTACGATTCCATCGCATGTCGCGGGGTCAGCCACGGCGCATGTGAACGCAGCGGCGCTGAATGAGGTGCCGTTAAATCTGACTGGCTGGCCCAAGCCATCGCAAATGATGATATTAGACGAAATGGCTGCATAAGTGGCTTGGCCATTGAAGGACCGCCAAAGCGATGCAGCGGCAGATTGAGCATAATCTGCGGTCAAAACGATATACTGACTTGTTGCCCCAAACTCGAAAGGAATGCGCTGCAAAACGTCCGTAGGCAGGCTTTCCTGCCATGTGATCCCCGGTCGCAGGACCATAGAAACCCCATTCGACCGCATGTTGAGCAGTTCCGAGGCATACAGGTTTGATACTTTTGCCGTCTTTGCCTTCACAAAAAGGCCAGACAAAGGCAATGGCACATCGACCTCTTGCGTGGATGGGCGCGCGGCCTGAGCCCGCCGTTGCGCCAGTGCTGCCATCCGTTGACGCATCATGTTCGCACCATCCAATTCACTGAAATGTATGGGGGCATAATGTCGATAGGAACGCCTGCCCCTGTTTCTTCTGCGGTGATACCAGTTGAGGCGGGGCCAATGGTTCCGGCAACGCTGGCTGCATCAACGGTGATGCCGGTTTCCGCAGACGCAATCGAAATGCCAGTGCCAGATGATCCGGTATCGCCGCTGGCTGCGCCGTCAACGTCCACCCCAGCCGCAGCCACGCCGGAATCGACCACAGCGGCGGTATGGGTGTGGCCAGGATCGGTAACAACATGGGTGTGGCCGGGATCGTTGACGGTGTGCGTATGGGGTGAGCCAGTAAAGTCGTGATCGTGGCCGGGATCGGTGATGACGTGGGTGTGTGGCGGAAGTTGCGCCTCGGTCAGCACCAAGGACGCAGCGCCGCCAATCAAGCCAATGTCGCCAACCAAACTGGCACCCAAGGGCATGCGGCCGCGCAGATCGGGTAGTGAAAAGGTTGTCGCGGTCTGCCCGAACCGCCCACCTAAAGCCGCGTAGAGGCGCGGATATTCCGACTTGAGCAAGGCTTGACCGTTGCAAATTTTCCAACCGTCGCCCGGTTCTGCCTCCAAGAGCGTAGGGACGACAGAGCCGACCGGACAAACAATCTGCAAAAGAGCTTGCAAAGTTTCGGTCAGATTGTTCTGGGAATCATATGTGCGCGTTCTTGTGCGCGCAAAGTTCAGCAGGGAAATGGTGGGTTCTGGCATGTCATGTCACCATCCACTTGCCACCACCAACGGGGTATGTGTCCCAATCAGGCCGATCAGCGCCTAAGCGGATGGAACGCGCACCGCCTGCATCGTGCGCCATGCGCTGCTCAAGTTCTCCTTCGTATTCCGCCGCCGCTTCGGCGTAATCAAGCCCAAGGCTGCGGCGCAGGCGGAATGTCATGCCAAGGGAAAGCACATGGTCATCATCAAAGGCAGGCTTGTCCGCGTCCGCGGTGAAGTCGGGACGGCGAACCTCGGGCAGCGGCAAGCGGTTCGAGGTCAGCGCGATCCGGCGCAGGCGCTCGTAAGCCTCCGGGCCAAAGACACCCACATCCCAGCCAGGAAGCAGATCATATACCGCCTGATCGTCTTGGGCCTCGGTGATGTCTAGGTCTTCATTGGTCGGCAGCGCGATATAGCCATCACGCGGGACAAAGGGGCTGATGAAGCGCGGCGGGTTCAGTGTGGCGTCATAGTCGGTTGGCAGGAGTGGCCCAACAACAGTATATTTTGAGACATATTCAATCGTCACCAACTCCCAAGATGAGGGCAGGGGATCAAACCAAATTGCGCTATTCCGAATCCGCCATCCGCGCTCAACTGCGCTTGTTGCGCCCCCAAAAACCCAATCTGCCCAGCATTTCGGGGATGCAGGGCCAATCAGGCCAAGAGGCCAGCCGCCAAGGTGTTCAGTGTTGGGGATCACGCGCAAAAAATCGGGCGGCAGCTCATAGGCAAATCGGCCAGGTTGCAGCGCAAAAACCCATGTGGATTGAAATTCTGACAATCCGGTATGACCGGAGCGGCGCAGATAGTCGCGCATCGTATCGGTGGCGGCCACCCGCAGCACCTTTGCAATCTTAGTGTTCGAGTTGAACAGTGAGGTTGGCGCAGGCGCGGTATTGTCGCGCTCTGCGGCCTCTTGTGCGATTGCAAGGATACTGCGGGCCATGGTCCTGCCTTATCGTTTCTTGCGGTCCAGACCGGGCAGAGCCTGGGCCGGCGCATCATCGTTTAGATCGTCGTTGCCAGTGACCATGCGCGCGCCGGTGAACATTTCGGATGCGGGCGCGTCATCACCCATGCCGTCTGCGTCCACCATTACGGGCTTGTCGGAGGCAACGGCAGCTTGTGCGCCTTGCTGTGGCTGCACGCCCATGCGGGTCAGAAGTTCAAGCTGCGCCTGCATGGCTGTGATCATGGCGGCTTGCTTGGCCTCGGACTCGCGCAGGCGATCCAGTTCGGCCTTGGTTACGGCGTCCTTGGCAGCATCGCGGATCAACTCGCCGTTGGCCTCTTTGGCCTCTGTCCAGCGCTGCGCCAGTGAATATGCAGCGCGGGCGTCCATGCCGATCTGGCCAACTTGGTCAGCACTCAGGCCAGTCAAATCCTCAATGCAGCGGATGTTGTGCAGCACAAGAATACTGATCTGGCTTTGGGTGATGCCTGGGAGTTCGCTCAGGGGCGTTCCATCCGTTGGCACATCACGGTTTTGCTTGAACCACGCAAACTCACGCGGGAAAAGCCGCATGGCCTGATCTTCGCTGATGAAGCGCACGGCCTCTGTCAGCCGGTCGCCATGGGGGCGTTTGCGCACACAAAGGCGCGTCTTGTATGTGCCGTTTGCGCTGGGGTCGGATGGATCATCAATGCGGATCGAGGCATAGAAAAATTCAATGGTCATGTTTCCGGTAGCGGTAACAAGACCCATCTGGTCGGAGAAATCGCCAGCGCTGTAATCGTTGACGAATTGGTTGCCGCGCTGTTGGGGCATCTGCGGATAGGGCTGCATCCTAGCGGTTCCTTTGGGGGGTTAAGGCAACGGGGGGCAATCACTCGCCCCCCGTGCTGTTGTCTTAGTGGGTCAGCAGGCCGTTGAGCATGCGGTTGTCGATGGTCCAGTTACCCATACCGGCGATGATCACGGTATCGCTGTCCTCGGTGATCGGGCGACGAGGACCACCAAGCACGACGTTGTTGCGCTTGCGGTGCATGGTCATTTCCAGCGTGTCCATGTTCAGGAAATACATCCCGACTGGGGCATAGCCGCCCATGCCGCCGTCAAACACGACGGGCGTGGTCTGGAACATGACGTTCTCAAAGCCCGCGCCTGCCAGCTTGCGGTCCATGAAGCGCTGTTGCGCTTGCAGGGATCCGGAATAGGTAGCGTAGTAGCTGTTGTCTGCGATGATCAAGTTCGGCTTGTCGCCATCGCGCGACAGGTTCAGCTGCAGCGCCAGCATTGCAGCATAGATATTGGCCGTGGTTGGGGCTGATCCCAACACCGACCGCTTGTTGTCCCACCAGGTATAGGTGGTGGAATTGATACCGCCGACAGTTGCGCCGACGGTTTCATTGATCAGCAGAGCCAGACCGCCAAACACCTTGCCGCCCGATGCGGTGCCGTCGCCATAGCTGGCATTGTGCATCTGGTTCTTGATGGTCTTTTCCGCGTGCATGATGCGGGTTTCCATCATTTTGATGACCTGCTCGGGGCCATCGTTCTGCAGCATTTCAAGGCCCGACATGGACACGCCGCAGGCGTATTGCTTCCACGGAAATTCCGCAGAGGTCAGCACTTCCTGACCTGCCACGTTGAGGGCTTCACGGCCCACATACCATTGGAAGTTGGTGTTTTCGCTGCCGATCATAATCGGTTGCGTGATGGTGCGACCGCCGCCAATGGTTTTTGCCCGGCCGCGGCGCTTGGTTTCAGACAGCAGAGCGTTGTTTTTGGACAGAGTGTCCGCGATTTTGGTGCGACGGTGTTCCAGAGTCGCCGTCACCATTTCGCCCCAGTTCGGGTTTGCCATGATGTTACCTCAAAGGCGTTCCCGCTTTGGTGGTCAGCCCTGCGTGCTTTGCTTGTAGAAGTGGCCAAGCACTTCCGACAAAGGGGCGTCCGCTGCCAGTGCGGGACGACGACCGGCACCATGGCCAGAACCGTCAAGTGATTTGCTGGCCGCCATCGCGCGCTTCACGCTGTCGCTGGGGGCCGCTGGTGTTGTCTGCGCCTCTTGTGCCACAGGGGGCGGCGTCTGTGCGGCGGGAATGGTTTGCGCAGCCTGTTCAGCGAGTCCGAGGGCTGCAACATTGGCGTCATAGAAGCGCTTCAAATCAGTAACGGTCACGGGTTTTCCCGTTGCCTCCACATGCGCTTTGGCCTGCGCGGCTACATATGGCGCAACCGCATCGAAGTGCGTTGCTTCCGCCTTGAACGTCGCAAGATCATTCATCACCCGGTTTTGCGGGGCATCTGGCCCAAGGCTTGGTCCAGTTTCACGCGCCTTAAATGCCGCCAGTTCGGCCCGCATTTGCTTGACTTCCGGATCCTCGAACGGGTCATCATCATCACTTGCGGCGCTGATCTTGAGCCCAAGGCGCTCTGCGGCCTTGGTGATGGTCGCCACCGGATCACCGCCCAACTGGCTGGCCGCCCATGCCAGATATTCATCTGGCTTTGATCGCGAATAGGCTTCGATCTTGAGCAGTTCGCCAACAGCCTTTGCCGGGGTGGTTCCAAACCGTTCCAGATCAGCCTCACGCCCCTTGAACAGCCCCATCATTTCATCGGCTGCGGTGATGCGCGTTCTGACCGCCTCGCGGGACGCCTCTGGCACCGCTGCAAGGATGGTGTCCAGTTCATCGGGCGCAGCTGCGGGGGCGGAGTCCTCGCCCTCTGGCTTTGCCTCTGTCTCTGGTTCCGGATCCACCTTGGCTTCCACCTTGGCTGCTTCACGCTTGCCGGATTGGGCCTTGTCGATCAGGTCAATGCCATCCTCGATGCTGACCGTTTCGACTTCGGGCGCCGGGGTGTCCGATGTCTTGCCAAACGCGATATCATCGCCGTCTTCGTCATCGCCCTTGAGCATTTCCAACAGCTTTTCGTATGGCATTTCATCGCCAGCAATCGCGTTGTCGTCACGGTCAATGCCCTTTTCATCGTCCAGATCGTTATCAATGCCCATGTTAGATGCTCCTTGGCTTGGTGGGTTTGGCCTGACCGGCGTGGCGGTGCAGGTGGAATGTGTTCATGGCGCGCAGCAATGCGGTTGCCAGTTCGCCGCGCACCAAATGGCGGCTGCGCTGCGTCTCGGGCGCGGCGGTGCGCGTCTGGATCGTGGAATCCAGCGTTGCAATGATTTGCCCGCCCAGCCGTTCCATGGCCTCGCGAAAACGTTGCTCCTCGTCGTCCTCGTTCATCCGGGGCGCAATGATTGGCGCGGTCTTTTCCTTGGCGGGTGGTGGGCTATAGGCGTTCATTTCGCGACCTTGATCTTGTTCACGTCAATTTCCGCCATCCCTTCCAGATCGGTGCGGCCGATCACTTCGGTTGGCGGGCGGTTCAGCGGGTCGGTTTCCATCGCGCGTTTGAAGTCCTGCGCTAAATTCTTCGCGCCACTGGCGTTCGGTCTGTTCGGGTTCGGGTTTTATGCCCTCGTCAAACTCCACCAGGTCGTGCCGGTCCATGTAAGACCGCTTGTCGCCGGGGTCGTTGATGATCACCGGCGCGTCATGGTCGCCCGCCACGAACGGCTGGAACGTCGGGGCCAGCATAGGGGCGGCCAAAGCGGCGCGGGGCGGGGCCTCGGGGCGGCAGTTGTGCGGCACGTGCCCGACCTTGTGCCAGTCGCCGCAGACCTTGCAGAGACGGGCGCGGCCTGTGCCACGCTCGGGCTGGCCAAAGATGCGGGCGTATTCGTCGCCAAGGTCGGACATTGCGATGCGGGTCATAGCAACACCTCGACCGCTTGCAGTAGGCGTGGGGTTGGCGCCGACATCTGGCCACGGCACCGCTCACCCATCCACCCGCCTTGATCTGGATCGAACGCCAGCACCATGAAAGAGCATCCTCCATTGGTGCCGGTCGCATGAGTGACGCCCGCGCCGAAAACCCGGCGCAGGAACGACCAACATGACATCGCTTCTGGTTTGCGGCGGGCCACCTGTGTCATGCGCCTACCCCTCACGACGCCATTGGAGGGATGTAGACGCAATAGATATTGTTGGTGTGCGGCCCAATGCAGACGTGAAACTCACCGTCGAGGCTATCGCGTATCTTCTTGTCACCGTATGGCACAATTACGTCGATTGGCTTGAACGAAAGCACATGATCGCCGGGGCTTATCTGCACGCGCCACCCTGTTGCGGTGGCTGTCACCCGGTCAGGATTGACGGGCTGGCAGTCTTTACCGTCGCAACACGCCGGGTCATACCAATCATGCCCAAAAGCAACCAGTGGCAGCATACCCAGACCCATGGCCAGCGCCAGCGTGTAGCAGATGATTTGAAGGCGCGTCATGGCTGCACCTCCTTGATGAAGGCAATCGCATCCTGCCGACGCTTGAAAAACTTAATCTGGCCTTCTGGCACCTTTTCAGATTCAGAAACGGAGGTTGTCAGAACCATGATGTTGTTGATACCGACCAGCTTCATCTGGCCGTCAACAAAGGTATTGGCACCCGCCATGTCAGCTTTCAGCGCGGCAAAATCAGCGGGCGAAATTGCGGCGTGAATGGTTTGCCAGTTGGTCGCAACCGCTCTGCGGACCCAATCGTATGTTTTGCCTGTGAAGGTTGGTGCGGTGTGGATCATGGCTGCACCTCCTCATACGTCGCCGCGAAGATGTCGGGCTTGCAGGGGTAAAGCTCGCCCCGCACGCCCTGAATGATCCAGTCACCCCATGACACAAGATGGATGCCCTCAAGCGTCCAGATCGCCAGTTCGTCACCCGCATCGACAAAGTGGTTGTTGGCAGGAAACAGACCGCCCTCCGATCCGTGCCCTATATTCCAAGCGCGGCCCAACCACTCGGGCCAATCGGAATTGTCCGCGCGCCGTTCTGGCGTCATCTGAAACGCCTCGATCGTCACGGGCTTTTTGCGATACATCGGCATGGGTCAGCCCTCCCCATCCAGCACATGCCAGTCGTCGGCCAGCATATCGGTTTGCGACGCCAGCCAGCCGATGACCATAGACCCATCAGCGGCGCGCATGTCGATGTGGGGCAGAAGCGTGACGTTGTGGTGGTGATCGCGCCCAAGTTCTTCGGCCCGGTGGTAGGCGGCGTGTCCGGGCTTTGCGGCGGCTGCATTGAATGTGCTTCCCGGCGTAATGGCAATCCACATGCCCTTGCCGTTCCATCCCGCACGGCAAACGCGGTGCCCGTCTTTCATGGCGCGGATCGCGTTGCCAAAGTCTCCGATAGGTTTCATATCTCAAGTCCTCCTTGGGCTTGGGGTTGGTTACTCTTTGGGCATCTGCGGCAGGTCTGGCACGCTGTCCGGTTCCCCTACCTTCTCGGCGGCCTTTGCCAGCAGATCGACGCCCTTCATACGGATGTCGTGCTGACGATCAGCTTCCTCTTGCGCGTCCTTCATGCGCTGAATCTCAAGGTCCACCTCGGCGCGGATCTGTGCGACCTGCACTTGCACCTCGGGCTTGTCCTCGCCCTTCGGCAGCTCGTCGGGCAGATCGGCAATCATGGATTCCAGCGTGCGGGATTTCGGGAAGGCCCTGACGCCGAAAAGCAGCAGTTCCTTGGCGGTCTTCATGTCGAATTGGCCAGTTCCGACCAGCGGCATGATTTGCTGAACGAACGACGAAAACGCGGCCAGAAACTCGATACGCGCATCTTTGTCCTCTGCCTCATCAGCAAGGATGGTCGATTGCGTCTCGATGTTGATGGTGATCTTGCGCGAGAGGTCATCGCGCAGGCGCGTATGGACCTCCTCCCAGCTTGTGGCGGGCGGCTTGTCCATTGGCGGCAGCGGTGGCGGTGCCTCTGGGGGTGGCGGCAGTTGCAGTTGCCCGCCAGCCTGTTGCGCCATCTGCTCGACCTGTTGGCGCTGCGCCATCGCTTGCTCAAACGCCTGGACGGCCATCGCGTGGGCTTGCTGCATCGCTTCTTGCTGTGCGGCAATGGCCTCGCGTTCGGCCTGCGTCATGGGCAGGTCAAGGTTGCAGATTTCGGACAGGAATGTGGTGTCGAACATTTCCACGGCGATTTCGACCAAGATCCGCAGCATGTCGCGCGCATAGATCGCCATGCGACGTTGGCGGCTGGCCAAGCGCATGCCCGCATATTTGCCCTTGAGGTTCTGCGCGGTGGCAGACTCGCGCGGATCGCCCTGCGCGCGCATGATGTCGCTGACCCCGGACGCCTCGAACATGCGCTGTTTTGCCTGTTCGCGCATGGCCATCAGGGCATTCATGGCTTGGATCATGGCTTCCAGCGGCAACCACTGGATCAACTCCCGCGTGCCACCCTTGTCCATAAGTGCGGCCCAGGCTTGCGCTGGATAGACAGCGTTCTTGCCTGACAGCAGTTTTTTGATTTCCTCCTCCATGTTGCCCGGATAAACGCCTGCGACAGCCACGGTCTTGAGGATTTCTTTCAGTTTTTTGGTGGCCTCCTCCACTTCCTCGGCCGCCGCTTCATAATAGCGGATGTCGGGCCGGGGGTTCATGGATGTGCCCTTGGTCGTGGCCAAGAGCGGCTTGGGCATCGGCCAAAAGTCCTCAAGGTTCAGCGGGTCCGGTTCCTCGTCCAGAACCCCCTCGGGATGATCGGGCGACCACCACACCACCTTGCGTTCGGCCTTGACCCAGATTTCATAGACGGTTGCGGTGTCAAACGGGCTTGTGGCCTCTTGGCCCGATGACATGGTGTCACCCAGCATGGACTCGGTGCGATCACTGTCCGACGGGGCCCGGCTGCGGTCGATCAGGCCCTTACGATTGTAGCGCAGGCCCGGTGCTTTTTCTGGAAACGCCTTTTCGGCCTCGCTGCGCGTGGTTGGAACCTCAAACGCGATCCACGGCATGCGCTCCCAGCTGTGGTTGGGGGCCATGACCATGCGCGCCCACTCCCAATGCCCAGCATAGACGCATTCGCTGATTTTGGCGGTCTGCATGACGGGTTGGCCGGTTATCGGGTCCACTGCGGGTTTTTCACCAATCCGCGCCTTGTAGAAGGCACGGGCCGCGCCGCGCCCGGCAATCAGCCAGTCATCGCGGGTTGCTTCCATCGTTTCGTCGAAACGGGTTGTGGACAGCACCCATTGCGCCATGCGCTGGCCGACTTCGGTTGCCATAAGGTCCGTCTCGTCGGTGGCCTTGCCATCGCCCCGGAATCGGCGCTGCACAAATGGGGTTGGTGTCTCGCTGAAAAGCAGAGGTTTCAGCACCTCGATATTGCCGTGAACGGTCGATGTGGTTTCGCTGATCGGGTTGGCGGCCTTGCCAGCCTCGGCCTCGCGCGTGGTCGGATCTTCATCAGGTCCGAAATACAGCTTTTCGGCGTGGGCAGCCTCAGACCGCCACCGGCGCTCTGCCACCAAAGCCGCTTTGATTTGGCGCTCCCAGAAAAGCGATTGCGCGCTGGAACCGCCTTCTTTGGCCTCAGTGTCCGTTTCGGGCGCGTCAGTTAGTCCGCGCGTTGGCTCATAGGCGACAGCATCGGCGCCATCCATGCCCATGCCGCCAACGGGCAATACGTCCAAACCTGCCATGACCGATCCTTGCGGTTATTTGGCATGGACCATAGCGAGGGGGCAGCGGTTCGTGCGGCGAACGTGGATCAACGCCCTTCGCGCGTCCACAAATCATCCAGCGTATCGCCGTGCGCCTCACGCTGCTTGCCGGGCTTTTGGCCCAAGACCACCCGGTCGATCCCGCGCGCAAACAGCGTGGCGGCGTCCACCGTGTCATCCTTTGTGCCGCCCGGAAAGGTCATCAGTTCTTTCTCGAATGCGTCGAGGTGGACAAGCTGCGCCTCGCTGACCTGTGTCCGATGCGGCAGATACATTTTGCCCATGGAGGCCAGACCCAGCAGGGCTTGCGCGCGTGACGGTTTGTCGGACGTGCTGGCGATCTGCACGCGCGACACAAACACCCGTTCATCTTGCATCATCGCATTGATCAGCGGCCCGACGGCTTTGATGATCTGCCCGGATTCCTCAAACGCCCGCAGCGGCTTCCACTTGCGGACAAGCCTGATCCATTCCCGCACCCAAACATCAGACTTTGTGCGGCCGCGCCATATGTCCAGCAGGTAAATGTTGCGCTCGTCATCGACGGCCCAGACCTGATGCACGGTCCAGTCGGGGTTATCGCCCTCGCCTTCCTCGGTCACAGCATAGTCGGACGCGATGTAGACCTGCATGCGGGTCAGGTCGATCGTGCTGCGGTCATAGCGGTTGATATGATCGGCAGTGAACATAAGCCCTTCGGCGGGGCTTGGGCGTTGCTGGTAGAGCGCGGACCATATCCAGCCACCGCGCTTTTTGGCCGCATCAAATTTATCTGCAAATTCCTCGGGCCACATGTATTGCCCCATTTCGCGCCCAAGAGGGTCATCATCCTTCTCGGCCATCGCTGGGATAGAAAGAACATACCATTCTTCACCCGTTTCACGGTCCTCAAACAGCCCTGACTCGCCGTCGTAATTTTCAGGCAAAATTCGGCCAGCAACATCGTCCTGATGCCAGCGTGTCGTGATCATCATGGTTTTCTTGCGGCCTTGCAGCGATGACACAAGGTCAGACCTTGAACGTCTCCCATGCCTCTTGCCTCATATGCTCGGAAAGCGCCATTTTCCGGCCTTTGATAAGGTCNTCGCATATTAAAAAAGGAGNCCGGGTTGCCGTGCGTGCTTCCGACCCATAAGGCCGAAACCACTTAAATTCGCCGCCGTCAGTCGTGGCCCATTGGTCCTTGGCTTGGCTGTCATCTGCAAGTTTTGTCTCGAACGGGTAGAGGGGGGAGCGCAAAAGGTTGCGGACGATTTTGCCAGTCTTTGACGCATAGTGCTGGGTGTGAACCGCAGACATGAGTTTTTTCGGTTGGATTGCGACCTATGATCCAAGCCGGGAACAGTTGGGTGCAGATCGTAGATTTCGCGGTTCGGCGCGGCATAAAAACCATGGCGCGGTCAAACACGTCATCCTCTAATGCCTGGCAAACCTGACACAACAATTTGTGGTGTGGCTGTGGGTAAAAGCCCGTCATCCGCATGTAGAAGGCCAAAAACGATTCCCTTGACCTGCGGTGGTCAATTTCTTCAAGGATGATATATTCCTCAAGCAAATCTGTGTATTGCGCGCTCACGAAGACCGCCCATGGTTGGGGTGGAAGCCGTGCCTGATTTCTGCGGCCCTTCTTGCGGCGATTGCGTCATCTATGTTTGCAAAGGTTCCAATGTGAATAACCTTGCTGCCCTCACAGATGCGTGCGACCCACTTGCCCTTGGCTGGCGATACGCCGACAACGCCGCTTGTGTTGCGCTTTGATCGGCTCAGATTCCTGTTGTTGTCGGTCTGCGTTGCTTCCCGCAAGTTGGCGATGCGGTTGTCTTTTCGGTTGCCGTTCTGGTGGTCGATCTGAAACGGTGGCCACCGCCCAAAGTGCATGGCCCAAGCTGCGCGGTGTGCTAGGACGGGTTCCCACAACACTCGTGCTTCAAGGTATCCGGCAGAATGCAAAGTTGTGAATGCTGGCATACCTGCAAATCGCTGATTCCAGCGCCGCGCCGACAATTCGGATGCACAATACTTTTCCGTCCGCTGTCGCCATACAAACAAGCCGGTTTCCGGGTCATAGATCAGCAGTTGGCGCAAATCTTCGATGGATATCCGTTCCATTACCGCATCACCTCCATCATCTTCGCCACCCGTTCCAGCGCCTTGACGCTTGGCTCATAAAACCGGGCATACGGCCCCGGCTGGCCTTGTCCCTTGCCGCCCCGCTCCCACATGCCGCGATAGAACCGCAGCCATTTTGGCAGATCGTCGGCAGGTATGGTCATTGCCCACCTCTGCCCCTTCATTGTGACGGTGGCCCGGTCGGCGGATAGGGTTGCAATCATCGCCATTTCGACCCCGCCTCAATGCAGGCCGATCTTATCCGCTTGGCCCACGACCCGCCTGCACGGCTCATATTTGCCCCGTTCGCCTGTCGGTTCTTGTGGACTGCAGTTTGCACTGCTGATTGGCCGCGCGTGTATTGCTCGGCCCGTGTTGGCCTGCGCGTAATCAGCGCTTCGCCCTTCCAGTCGTCCTTGTCGCTCACACGCGCCTCCATGGTTTGCGCTTTTTCAGCGGGTTGCCGATGTGCCAGGCATGGCAAAACGCACAATGAAACGCCGTCTTGGTGCTTCCCTTGCGTGGGATGCGATCAAGGATGGCGCGGGCCTGCGCCCAAGTCAGGGGATCTTTCCCCGCGCACATGGACGCCTTGATATCAGCCTTGCCGTCCTCGATGTCCTTCCGCGAGAACGGCGACATTTCGGGATGCCGCATGCGGTTCATGGGCGGGCCTCACGTTTCCATCCCTTCGGCGGTATTGCGGTCAGCACACGGGTTGCGGTCGCGCGGGTCAGTTGCTCGGCGCGCGGGTCAACCTGACTTGTGAGGCGTTCCACCTGCCGTTCCAGCGCCTCAACGCGATCCAGAAGGGCAAGGATGGCGGCCTGTTCGGGGGTGTGGTGGTAATCGATCACATCATGCCCTCCGTGATCTTCTTCGACCATTCGGGATAATCGGCTTCGATGCGCGCATAGATGTTTGGGTGTTCGCGGCGCATACCGGGGCCGGGGAAGTGTGGACCAGCCACCCAATCCCCGCGCGTTTTTCCTGCCCTAAGCCAAACCCCATTCATCCATCGCGAAGGATCAATACCCAGCTTCTTGAATTTGGCGCGCGTGATAACCCCGTGCTTCTCAACCCAGACACACACCCGCATCGCCTTGATCTTCCAATCCGACAGGATCATTGGGCTGGGCACACCACAGGCGACTTCTGGCACATAGTCTGGCAGTTTGTGGCGGTGCTGGGGGAAGCAATCAAACCACGGTTCCCGGTCCCAATCCCCCCACCAATCCCCGATGCTGGCCAATGCCTCGGCCTTGGGCAGATCGGGATGAAACTGCGGTATCTTCGGGCCTTGCTTGGTGAACCGCCCGAATGAACCCCAATCTATTTCAGATCGTTCCGACCTCGGGGTTATGACGGTGAGGCCAAGGGCGCGGGCGAGTTCCGCGTTTTCGGCCACCACCTTCCCGACCAGAACCGCCCGGAAGTCTGGGCCTTGTTCGCGGCGACGGCCATCAATGGCTTGGACCAACACCTTGGCGTTGAGGGTCAGCTTCGCCTCAATTCCAATCTGCCAGCCCCCGATGCGATGGACTAAAAGAATGTCCCATCCCGCCGTTTCTGGATATGCCAGCCATTCATCGGGCAGGCCGCGCAGAAAGGCTTGGCAAAGCGCGGCTTCCGTCTCAAAGGTTGGGGTATAATAAATTGGCTTCATCCTTCCTCCATCCGGCGCTTACGCAGCGCCTCCAATCGTGCCTGCAATTCGTCGGTTGGTGCGGCCTTTGCGGCGTCTGCGGTCAGCGCCTCGGCGGTGGATTGATCTTCGGGCGTGTCGGGGCGCAGGACGTATTCGGTGAGGTCGATAGGCTCACGGCCAAAGAGGGCGGGAAGGCGGCGGGCGATAAGCCCATACATCGCGGCATTGGCCTTGCCGTTCTTGCGGTTGGCGGCGATGTCGCGCTGCCAGAAGGCGGCCACCAGATGCTTTGCCGCAATCAAGGCTTCCCTGAAATCGGCATGCTCATGGCCCCAGCGGCGCAGCGTCTCGACCGAAACACCAATTTCAGCGGCCCAAGCCTCGGGAAACTCGCCCACCTGCGCCATGATCTTGATCGTATCGCAGAAGGCCGGGTCATACTTGTTGGCCCGACCTTTGCCGCCTTCGGGCTGCCCGATCATCGCTAAAAACTTGGCGCGGTTGTCCATCCCCCTTGCTCCCACAATCACGTCAACATCCGCAGGCCCTCGGCGGACAGCCGGTAGCCCTTGGATTCCAACGGTTCGACCCAGCCACGGGCCCAAAGCAAGGCAAGAAAATCCAGCGCCAACTGTTCGGAACATCCGATGTGGTCCCGAATAGCGCGGCCAGCAGATTGCGATGGATCCCGATCGCGCATAGCCTCAAGTGCTCGGAAGGCATAAGCGTCGGCCTGATCGAACATGATGGCACGGGGCGCCCGGCCTCGCCCGGTGCGGGTGGCGGAATACCAAGTTGCGGACCCCATCGGCAGGCGCATGACGATTTGCGACGTGGCAACAAAACCGCATTCTGCAAGGATTAAAACCGTTTCTGCCAATAGGTGCAGCGCCGGCGATTCTGACCGGTCCCGGCCTAAGTTGCCGATGTGGTAGGTCACAGGCTGGCCAGTTTCGGCACGGGCTGCCCAGCGGGTAAACTCCTTGGCTGTTCTGACAGTGTTGCGCAGGGCAATGCTCATGCGGCGATTCCCCGCTGTTTCAGCCTTGCCAGCGTCACCAGACCTGCATCCAGCAGGCTATGGGCCAAGGTGTTGTTGATCGTGGATGCAGGAAGCGGCTTGTCGCCGTTGACCCACTCGGCAAAAAAGTTCAACCGCTCCTCCGGGCTGGCAGGCGGCTTGGCCTGAGCCCGCTGCACAGGCTGGCCGTGGGTTGGGGCATTGCGCTTGGCCTTTGCTGCGGCCTTCATCCAGCGGTCCAGCGCCTTCGGTCCGTCGGGCGGTTCCGGGTTCTTGGCCCGACTGGCAGAGGCTTCGGCGGTGATCTGATCATCAGTCAGACCATGGGACCGCCAAGCCTCGACATGGGCGGTCAGCGCAGCGTCAGCCCAATACGGCCCGACCTCATGCGGCTGGATACCGACGGCCTGCCGGATGTCTTCGAGCAATCCGGATGACACCCGCATTTCTTCAAATTCAGAAATTGGAATTTCAGCGACTCGCGCGTCCTCCTCCTCCTTCTTCTTCTTATCTGAGTCTAAGTCTAAGTCTAAAGACGCGCGCACGGGTTGGTGCGGTGGGTTGTCTTTGGCTCCCTCCACCGCATCCGGCTTGGCATATGCGCTGGCTTGGCTTATGTCTTTGTTTTCGTGTGCTTTGCTTCCATTTTGGCGCTGTTTTTCTTCGTATTTTCTTATTTTTTCCGCCTCTTTATCGGCACGTTTATTCGTTATTATCCCGAGATTATCCCGAGATAATCTTGAGATTATCTTTCCTTTTACAAGAAGTTGGTCCCGCAGCAGGTTCCATTTGCGGACACTGCAGCCCAGATTCCCCGCGATGAAATGCGGATCATCTGGCAGTTCCCCGCCGTGGTGATAGATCAAATCTAACAGGACGCCATACGCCCCCTTGAGTTCCAGCGGCCAGCCTGCGGTGGCTTCAAGGAAGTTTTTTGTATAGCGGGGGTAATACGGCAGGGTCATATCAGTGCTTCCTCACCATCGGCTGAATCTCTTTCACATCGCTTGGAGGTTCAGTGTTCTGACAGACCAAGATGCCATCGCCCCACGCCCGGCAGATCGTCTCAAGGATCGCTTGGCAGGATGCGGCCTGCCTGGTGGTCAGCCCATCGTTCTGGCATGCCTGGGATAGGCACCCAGCGACAAAACCAAGCCGCTTGTCGTCGGGGTCCATGACGCAGATCATCCACCGCAGCAGATCGACCCAGACCTTGCTTTCCGGGGGGTCTGGGACTTCATCGCAGAACAGGACAAAGCGCGGTGTCATGCTGCCCCCCGCGCATTTGCCGGAATTTTTTCCGTGGGGGTCAGGTCAAACGCCGCCTGCCGCGAATCTTCACGGTCCATCCACCGGAACCCCGGTTCGGCCCGCACGTCATCGCGATCCCAGACAAACCACGCATTGCGCTGGGGCGGTGATCCCTCGCCCGTGAAGTCCAGCTTCCAGCGCATCAGGTAGCAATAGCTGAATGGGTTGGCGTCCAGCAGCGCACCTAGTCCGTTCGACCGGGCGGCAGGCCAGTCCCATGACAGCAGCAGCGCACAATAGCGCCAATCCGGTATGTCCAGCGTATGGCGCAGCCATTTGCCATGCCCGTCGCGGGCGTTGATCATGTCATAGGGCGGGTTGGTGATAATGGCACCGCCACGACTGCGCATGCAGGTGAAATAATCGACCTGCCAGCTATCAGGGCAGCCGCGGTCTATCAGGTCGGACGCACAGCAAGGGATGCCTGCGGCCCGTATCTCACGGACAAGGGCGCCGTCACCGCAAGCTGGCTCCCAGACGGCACCAAGCTGACGAATCCGCGCACCATCCTTAGCCAGTAGTGCGCGAATCGCTTCCGGCTGGCCCGTCGGATAGAAGTCATTGGCCCGCCGCCCCGTCTCTGGCTTGCGCTGTGTCGGCATGTCAGCCATCAGCGCGCCCTGATCCTCGGACGCTTGCGGCTTCGCTTTGGTGGCGCGAAACAGGGCTTTGGCAGATTGCGTCACACCAGCCCCCTCGCATACTGCGCGCCGACCCACGTGTTGTTCTTGGTCTTGTCCACCAATTCGGCATTGATCATTGCGGCCTGCTCGATGCGGGCGGCTTGGCGCATGGCGCGGGCCAGTGTGATCTGGCGGTAATCGTGGAGTGTGATGGATGTCCAGCGCGCGGCCTTCTTGCGGGGCGGCAGGCCGCGCCGGCGGGCTTCCCGGCTGACGCAACGAACATCCGTCAGGTCAGTGGTTGCTGCCGCCATGATATCGGTGATCAGAACGCCATCCATCCACAGCTGATCAAAGTCTTTGGGCCACACAATCCGGTGCGCATACTTGTTCTTGGTGGCCCTGCGCAGCCCCATGGATTGGGCCTTGCGCCAGACTGTATCCCTGTGACACCCGAGGCGCGCGGCAATGTCATCGCATGTCAGGTTCTCGACTTCATAGAGTTGGCGCAGTCGGGATTTTGACACATTCTTATAGTGATCCTCATACCGCGACGGCAGGCCAAGCCATGATGATTGACGGCCAAAACTGCTCTGACTGATCCCAATGATTGCGGCGATTTGGGCCTGCGTCATTTCCGCGATGGGATGCAGGATCCGCACAACGGCGGGGCAGAAGCGGCGGCCGCAAGGGCGTTTGTGTTGGGTCATCAAGATACCTCGATCTGGACGATGATTTGCCCGTTCGGGAGGAATGGCTCATGGAAAAAGTTGCGGACCTTGCCGCGCCATGTGCGATCGTCATGGCCAAGCGCCTCGGCTATGCCGTCGCGCCCGCTTTTGAATGCACCCACCATGTTGTCGTCGTCTCGGTGACGCGCATCCGGTGGGAAAAACCCGATTGTGATTTTTTCGGGCGCACCGATCACCAGCCTGCCCTTGGCTTCTTTGGCCAGCCAAAAGCACACGTCCCGGTATGCCTTGACCGGGCCGCGATACTTCGACCAGTGCAGCTTGCGCTTCTGGTTCGGGCTGGCCACGACAGGCGGCCAAGGGCAGGTGATGGTGATCAGCGGCATGGGGTCAGCCGGTGACGTGAACAGTAAACGGCAGTGCAACCTTGAAGGCGTCCACCGACCGGTCAAAGGCATCACGCAAAAGTTCGTCCCGGTCGTGAATCTCAAGGATTAACTTCAACTTGGCTTCTTCGATCCTAAACCGCAGCCAGACTTTGATAGGTTGCGGGTCTGACCCATTTAGAACGGGAAGCATCAGCGTGATATGATCCGGAAGCGTGATCGAACCGCGCTGCACAGCATCCTCAACAAAGGTGATTTGCCGGGAACCGTCTTGCAGTCGCGTCGCGGTCTTAAACTCGACCGTCTTTGTGGCCTCAAACTTCATGACCATTTCGATGATGTCAGCCGCATCTGGGTTCACGACATCAACGGCGCGCTTTTCAAGGAAGTGGCCAAGTTCGATTTGCGAAAGGGCCTTGTTGCAAATCTTATCCCATGCCGCGAATTTGCTGGAAAGCCGCGCCTGAAATGCGGCGCTGTGGTCATGGTGCTGCGGATTAAGGTTCCCGCTGTAATCCAGAACCACATTCAGTTTCATCGCTTCATAATCGGCAGTCACAAATGGCGTTTCATCCTCAAACCGCTTGAGATATTCGACCAGTGACTTCACATCCGCAAAAGACTGCTTCGCCCGGATCCGGTTTGCCTGATCCTGATACGCTTCCAGCGATTGCAGAGAATACCCTTCGGGAACCATGGAAAACTGGCCACGCAAACGCGGCCAGAACGCTTGAACGTTTGCCGCAATGGACGCAGCGATAATATCCTTGGCCTCACTCATTTCACGCGCTCCTTGTCAAACAAGCCTTGGTCCTTCATGTCCGGCGCTTGGCGCGTCAGATCGCCAGTGCGCGGATCTGTGAAGAAGAATGACTTGCCGAATTGCAGTTGCGGCGCGGTGGCAGTCACCTTGGCGGTCGTTTCCAGACCAAGTTCGCCGTTCTTTGCCACGGTCAACGTGACAGTGATCTTCCCGGTTTTCCCGGTGCGGTGCACGGCGCTGATGACGGCGCGCAACTGTTCATCCGCGTTTTCAATGGCAAGACCGCCATCAATGCGGCCAAGCGCCATCAGAAAATGGCTATTTCCGTCGCTCATGTCTTGAAACTCCCGCCGCACCATGGCGGCATCAAAGGGGTTAAGTTGCCCCCACGCCGCACTCACAACGACGCAGGGGCAGGGAGGATTGGGGGCGACACTGACGGGCAACGACCCGCCCCCCGGTGGTCGAGATCCCGGCAATCACGCCGTGCCCCGTGTTCAAAAAGCCCCCGACGGCGCTCCGTGGTTGTGGCCTATAAAGGCCGTCGGGGGTCAGGTGCGCGCCGTCGCCAGCGCAGGCAGTAACCCGGATGAACCGGGCAGCAGGCTTGCGGGAGGCAGTCCCGCAGGCATTTCGGGGGGCGGGGCTCATGCCGCCCTCAACCAAACCGCAGCCGAAGCAATCGACTGGATCGCAAAATCCACAACCCAGCCCTGCGGGGCGTTCGTGCCCTCCCACCACAGCCGCGCCGTCTTTTCGTCCACGTCGAAAAACACCGCCACATGAACCGGGCTTGCGAAGTGCGCACGGATGAAAGCCATCCACCTGTCAGGATACACCGCCCGAAAGCGGCGCGGATCACAGGGCCGACCCCGCAAAAGGTCGGAAAGGTTTCCGGACGACGGCGGGGCCTGAAAACGGACAACCTGCGCACCGGAGAAATGGAGGGTGGCGGATGTCATTGTGTGGCCTGTGTCAGTTTATCGAAAGCGTTCTTAACGTCCGTCCAGACCCGCATTCGCGGCTGGAAACTGCCGTTTTTCCATCGCCCCCAAGTGCTGTTTGCAATGCCCGCCTTGCGGCACAGATCGGCCGCAGAAAGGCCAGCCTTTGCAAGGCCCGCTTCCATTTGGGTGATTTCATGTGGCACGTTCATTTTGCCTCGCTTCAAAGAAGATGAGGCAATAATGCATAAATGCACAAGTAAGGTCAATGCATTATTGCACGATGCATCTAAGGCTTTGATATGCGCTACTGCACACATGCATGACGACTGGCACTTAGATTACATCCGTGAGGTAATGAGCCGCACAAATATGTCCGCAACGGCGCTTGCGGCTAAAGCTGGAATCGCATCAACAACGCTGACTAGGGCGCTCAATAGCCCCGACCATAAGTTTCGCCTTTCCCTCACAACCCTAACAAAGATTCGGGATGCGACCGGCGTTTCGTTTGATGGTGAAGCCGCCACAGATCGCCAACCAAAACAGGACGACGCCCTCGTGCCGGTCTATGATGTCGCCGCCAGCGCGGGCAACGGAACCCACATCGAGGGCGAAGATGTCATCTGTAACATGGCCTTCGACCGCGGCTTTCTGCGCCGGATGACGGACGCCAAGGCCAACGAACTCGCCATCATCAGGGTCAAAGGTCACAGCATGGAACCAACCCTGCTGGACGACGATCATGTGTTGGTGGACCGGACCAAGAGAAACCTAAGCTACGACGGGCTTTTCGTGATCCGGTTTGACGACGCGCTGCATGTGAAACGGATTGGTCGCAGCGCGACACGCGGGAATGTCTTGGTGATCAGCGATCACCCAGCCTATCGCGATCTTGATATGCCGAAGCCCGACCTTGACGTGATCGGGCGCGTTCTTTGGGTAGGAAGGAAGGTTTGATATGAAAATCATCGCAGCCGTTTTGATAGGCTTCTACTGCATTGCGCCGAATTTGGCCGAGGCGCACGGCGGGGGATGCCGCAAGGACTCACCGCCCGGTCAATGCTGCCACGCTGGAAAGCAGCCATACCATTGCCACTGACAGGTGAGTTTTCCGCATGATTGCCGCTGCAATCTTGATGCTTATAGGGGGCGCGGGTTTCTGGCTGGGGCAACCATACTGGCAAGCGCCCTTTGTCGTCGCGGCCATGTCAGTGACCTATGCACCTTTTCACGGCTGGGTGTCCTCTGACAGGATTGGGTCAAATGCCCCTCTTTCAGCAACGATAAAGCTAGTCCTTTCGATCTTTGGGCTTGTTGCCACCCTGGGGTTCTACGCATGCATTGGCCACTTCTTATGGTGGACGGTTCAGCAATTTTGACGTGATTCCATTGCCTTAATCGCGCATCCTTGGTGCGATTAAGCATTGTGCATATCAATGTGCATTTATGCATTGACGTAAGCAGTGCAGTAATGCATGATCAGCCTTATCCGAAAAGGGAAAGGCTGAGATATGATCCCCCCCCACGACCCAAACCTTTACCACAACCACGGCGAGGAAATCCAAGCCGGTCTTGAGTGGCGCAGTGTCCAGCGTGAGAACGAGGCGCTTGAACGGCGGCGCTTGCAGGATAAGGCCGAGGCGACCGAGCGGCGCATTGCCGAGTTGCACGATGCAGCAGACCGGGTTTTGACCATTTTGGTTTGGTTTGTGATCGCTGCCGCGATTGTCGCAATGCTGTTTGGCCTGTTTCGGTTTGCTATCCAGCAGGCCGAGGCCATGCCCCTGCACATCGAGGGGTTTGAGTGATGGCCGCGTGTTGCACAACCTGCAATGGCCGTGGCTACACGACCGAAATGACCGAGCGCGGCACGAACCTGACAGATCGCTGCTATATGTGTGGCGGGTCGGGCGGCTGGAACGAGATTGACGGCAATGTCACAGGGCATTGGGGCAAGCATCTGACCGATGCGGCCGAGCGCCGGCGGGTGACGCAATGATCCTGTCCAGCAAAACATATCTGGATTCCAGATTTACCACGCCCGGCACTGTTCTGGTCAGCAATGATTTGCACGATGCGCTTAAGGCTTTGAACGAGGCTGCGCACAAGGCAATGCGCCAAGCGCGGGGAACTGGCCTGCATTCCGAACTGATGGCGCTGCGGCTGATGACTGACGCGCTGGTTGACCGCGCGCATGTGTCGCCGGTGGTGCCTAACTTTGAACCCCTAATCGTATTGGAGGAATGATGAACGAGATTGTAAACGGCACCGCGCTTGCGCTGCCTGAACCTACTTTAGAGGCAAAAATTCTGGCGGTGGAGGCCGCTGCGGCGAAACGTGCCGCAGATCAGGCGCACCGCCAGCGCATCCGCGACGACATCGCCACCAGCATGAACGGCTTCACTGATGAACTTACCGCAGTGTTGATTGCCGACACTCTGATGGATGGCGGGATCCCGCATTGTGCGGTGGTGATAGAATGATCCGCCGCCCTTCATCCGCCGCCCAGCTTTACGCTTGGCACAAAGCTGCATTGGCCGGGGATGCCCCGGCGATGCACGACGGTCTGCCCGAGGCGGGTTGGTATAAGCGGCGGCTGGTCAAGGGCGGGCCTTGGGTGCCTGTTCGCATCTTTGTGGAGCGCGACATTGACCCACAAGCCGGCGAACTGACCGGCCCCGAGGTGCTGGTTGCTGACATCGACGGTAAGCGCGCCGATCCGGCACGGCACTGGACATACCTACAGCCCATCAGCCGGGGAGAATACGAAACCCTGCTTTATCGGCAAAGCACGACGCCAGGAATGGCAGACACAACGAAACCAATGGATTTGACAAAGGAGCCTATTGAATGGACGGCGTAACCCATGAAACAGCTGGGATGGGCCATAATCGCCCGCCAGCTTTTGACCCCGAAAAGCACGGCGAACTGTCGGGCCGGGTCGAAACCTTTATGAATGTGTCAAACGACATCAAGGCGTCTGGACCGCTGCAAAGCCAAGATCAGGCCGAGAAGCTGGCCGACCACATCGCGGGCTTGCGCGGATTGAAAAAGCGGGTCGAAGAAACCAAGAAGATCGAGAAAAAGCCACATGATGAAGCAGGCAAGGAAGTGCTGGCCGCTTTCGTGCCGCTGGAAGAACGTCTAGACCGCGCCATCAAGGGCATGTTGGCGATTTCGGCGGAATGGCTGGATCGCCAGCGCGCCGAAGCCGAAGCCGAGAAGCGCCGCAAAGAGGCCGAGGCCGAGGCGAAACGCAAAGAGGCCGAGGAAGCCGCCAAGGCTGCGGCCGCATCGGGCAATATTGACGCCGAGATTGAAGCCGAACGCTTGGCCAAAGAGGCTGAGAAGGCCGAGAAATCGGCGGCAAAGGATGTCAAGGTTGGCATTGGTTCCGCATCTGGCGGCGGCAGGACGATCAGCGAACGCACCGTGCGCGAAGCTGAGATTCAGAACATCAACGCTCTGTTCATCCACTATCGCACCCACCCCAAGCTGATCGAATGCCTGCAATCGCTGGCCAATGCCGACGTGCGCGGCAAGACGATCACCGAGGCCAACGCCGCAAACTATGGCGTCAGGATCACGGAAAAGAAGGTGGCGGCATGAGCCTGCCCCGTCAGAGCATATCGCTGATCTTTGAAGGCAAAGAAGCTGAAAGCATATCGCTTGGCCTGTCAGACCTGCTTTGCTGGCTGTCAGGTTTTGAGGCTGCGCGCAGCGGAACCGATCTATCCCATACAACCCCAATGGGGATTTGGGCCGCGCGAGACATCAACATCAAGATCAAGACTGCGCTGGAACGCGCCACAAAAGGAACCTGATAATGAACTCCCTGACCACCACAACCGCCCCCATGAATGCGGCGCTGTCGCTGCTGATGGATGTCCAGAAATTTGACCACCTGCAACGGGTTGGCAAATTGCTGGCAATGTCGCCGCTCTTCCCTGAACACCTGCGCAAAGGTGGGCTTGAAGCGGCCATAGCCAACGGGGCCCTTGTCCTGAACATGGCAAACCGGCTGAACGAAGATCCTTTGACCGTGGCGCAGAACATTTTTTTTGTCGGTGGTCGTCCGGGCTGGAACACCACCTACATGATCGCCAAGGCTAACCAAAGCGGGGTCTTTCGTGATCCGATTGATTGGGATTTGAAGGGCAAGGGCGAAAGCCTGTCAGTGACGGCGTTCGGGATCTTGGCCCGCACAGGCAAGCGAGTGGAGGTCACGCTTGATTGGGATACTGCCAAGAAAGAAGGCTGGACCAAGAACCCGAAGTATCAGTCGATCCCGGAGCAAATGTTTCGGTATCGCAGCGCCGCCTTCCTGATCCGTCTCTATTGCCCGGAAGTGATGATTGGCCTGCCCGCCCAGATCGAGCAGGAATTGCAGACCGGGGAAATGCGCGACATCACGCCAGACGATACGCCTGTTGTCGTCTCCACAAAAGACACACCGATCGAGGCCAAGGCGGAATCCGTGAAAGAAGCGGCAAAGCCTGCAGCGCAGACCAACACGCGCATGTCGGAAGCTGACGAAGCCAAGCAAAAGGCCGAAGCCATCGTTGCAACGGAGGCCAAAGACAAAGCAGCGCAGGGCGCNACCGCAAAGACCGAACACCAACCCGATGAATCGCAGTTTCGCGGTCTGCTGGAACTGATGCTGTCCGATCTGGAATCCAGCGGNCCCGACGAAACCGAGTCCGTCTATGCCCCGCAAATCGAACAGATGCGCGCAGCGGCACCAGTTTGCTACGGCGAGTGGCAAGACGCCCTGACGAACGCGCGCACCGCCGAGTAACCCCATCCGCCGCGGGTCGGTCAACCCGCACCTCCCTGTTGGAACTACCCCCGGCCTTACGCCGGGGGGCCTTTCCCAGAAACCAAAGGATAGAACATGAAGAAATCAGAACTTATCGACCGCCTCGCCGCCATGGCCCAGATCAGCAAAGCGCAGGCAGGCCAGAACCTCGCCCGCCCTCAAGCAAATCGCGGAACTCGAAATCGCCAATGGCCGCGCCTTTGAAATCCACGGGATCATCAATCTTGAGGTCACGACCCGTGCCGCACGGACACGGCCGCAATCCGGCCACGGGGGTACCAGTCGATACTTACCCGAAAAGCGCGTGGTGCGCCCGCGTGTGGCCAAATCGCTGTCTGCGCTGGCTGGGTGACTCGACAGTGGGCAAGTCGATCAAAGACTCACATGGACGAGTCCGATCGAGGTCAAGAAGCTGGTGGATGAAGCCAATGCGCTTTTGGCGCGGGCGCGAGAAGAACTTGGGCTGATCCGCGAAGTGCTGAACGAGTTGCGGCCCTTCCAGCATCCAAAACTGAATATCAGGCAGCGAGAAGCCAATTACGCCGCACGTCGCGTTGCTGATTGTGGAGACAACGATTTTGCCCCGCTGCACCTGATCGACAGGCAGATCGCCCGCATCAATGCGCTGCTTGGCGACCGCCCATAGGCCCCTTCGGTGTGTCGCCCCGAGCGGGCGGCCATCCCAAGATGCAAAGGAGAACGCGATGACCCTGCCCCCAAATTACGACGCATGGCGGCTACAGGGTCCACCGGAGGCTCCCGAGCCTGAATGGGTGGACTGCCCCGATTGCGACGGCACAGGCCACACCCTGCACGACGAACACGGCCCAACGCTGGATTGCGAGACGTGCGCAGGCGAGGGCGTTTTACCCGCTGAATTTGAGGAACCAGACGGCGACTGGCTTTATGAGCGCCGCCGCGATGCAATGGAGGACCGGGGATGAACGCCGCCGTTGAACTTGACTACATGACGTTGCATTTCACCGCCGCGCTTGAGCGGGCTGCATGGGGCGACGCCCTGACCGATATTACGCTTGATTGCGTGGAGATTTTGGGCACCGACGTGACCGCCCATTTGCCCGCGCGGTGCTTGACGATCTGTCAGGCATTAGGCCAGACGCGGAGGATTTCAAATGGCCATGACCGCCCTATCCCGCGTTTTTTGCGACTGCGGCTGGCATGGCTGGCGCGCCCCCGGAACCCCCTGCCAATGCCCCCGCTGTGGGCGTGGCATTGAATCTCAATGGAGTGAATGATGGGAAAGCCATACGGACACATATTTCATTTTGTAGATGCAGGCTGCATCGTTGGCGAAATGAAATGCGCCACCTGTAACCAGCCCATTTTTAATCACGCGCATGATTGGGTTGAATATAGGAAAAACTTTCGCGGTGCAGATGGCTGGCCCGATTGGAAATATGTTATTCACCATCGCCGGTGCTACCCCGATCAATCTGGGTGGCTAAAAGTCGAAGCTGATAGATCAAAGAAAATGCAACGCAATCTCTTAATCCGTGCAGCCCTAGATAAGGTTTGCGCTGATTTTGGGATAACGCCAGATGGATTGGTTGAATTGATTGAGGCCAAGCAATGACCCCCGGCCCGATCCGCATCACGCTTGCGGCATTCGCGACGGTTTACCTGCCGTATGCCGCGCTGTTTTTGTTTCTGGGAGTGACGCCATGAAAGACCGCCACTTTGTTCAAATCGCTGATGCGCAATGGCAAGAGCGTTGGGACGCATTGCAGGCCCACCGCAAAGCCCAAGCCGAGGCCGAGGCTCAGGACGCCGTAACCCACGCGGGCACGGATGCGCCCGAGTTTGCAACCGGGGGCGGGGTGATCGCCGCTGTCGTCATTGGCGCGGTGTTGTCCGTCGTGGCGGCTGTGTTTTTGTTGGGGGGTATGTGATGGCTGACACAACGCACGATATCGCGGGGATGATTGCGCGAGCGGCAGCCATTGACCCCGTTCTGGAAGTTGAGTTTGACACGCAGCTTGACGTTCAGCGAGACCCTTACGGCGCGAGAGAGGCCATAGAAGCGGCCCTATATCTGATCCGCGATCTAACCAGCGTCCTGACCTCCATACAGGCAGATCGTGACGCATGGAGGGCCCGCGCAGAGGAGGCAGACGCAAAGCTACGCGATGCCCTTATGTTTTTGGGCGAGGCCCTGCACGACCTTTTTGCCGAAGATAACCCATACTTAAACGCCCGTGGGCGCGAAGCCATTGCGTTTCACAAGGCCAACGGCACCCTGCCCGCCGATCTGGCAAAGGGGGTGGAGTGATGGCGATTGAATTGGCGCTGACGATCTTTTTCACCGCAGGATTTATTGTAGGGTGGGGATACAAAGATGGACGATGAGCTTTCAAAATCACGAAACGAAGCGCGCATTGCCGACCATGCGGCTTGGGCGGCGCGTGGACGGTGGAAAGATGCCTACGAGGCTCTGCTTGCGGAGCTTGGTCCGCAAAAAAACTGCGATACGCGCATCATCAAAGGCAGGGGTGAGGTATGAGTGACGCCCCATCACCGCTCGAAGTCTACTACGCCAGCGAATACCATCGCAGGAACATGCAGGTTGCCCGAGTGTGCGGGGCACAGGCCTCAGTCGATCAGGCACTTGAACGGGCGTTGACTGTCAAGAGCATCCCGGTCTGGCTGATCGCATATCTGGAAAGTGCCGCGAACAGATTGCCGGGGCTACAGCACGATCTAGCGGCATGGCGTGACCTTGCACCAGACGCCCCGGGAACCGTCCGCGCCGCCGCGCTTGAGGTGCCGGAGATTGCGGCCATGTGGCACGCTCTTGTGACGTGGGACGCCGCACACAGAACAGGCAAAAATGAACCGTTGCATGTGGCATTTGAGGTAGGGCAGTACGCCCTAACTGCACTGAAAGGGGGCGCGTGATGACCGCCCGCGCCGCTATCAGCTTTGCCCCGCGCTTGCTTGGCGAAGCGCAGGCGGCGGCATACATCGGCGTGTCGCCATGAATGCTTATCCCGCAAAACCGCTTGGCATGTCTGAAGCGGCGCAGCATCTTGGTATATCGCGGCGCACCCTGACAGATGCCGTCAAGGCCATGCCGTTCTATGAATTGCGCGGAAAGAAGAAGGTGTTCTATCCCGAACACATCGCACAGTTACGCCAAGGAATGCACGAATGCGCCTGCAAATCAAATGGATCAACGGTTGGGCCTATGTCCACGGGACCGGACCTGACGGTAAACGCATTAGGCGCACTCTCGAAACTCAGGATTCTAGCCGCGCCGAAGAGGCCCGCGCCCATCTTGAAGCGCGCCTCTGGAAGGTAAAACACTACGGGGCCGAAGCGGTTGTTACGTTTGAAGAAGCTGCCCTTGCTTATGCCAACGATGGGGGTGAGGCGCGCTTTCTTGTGAAAATAGCGGAACAATTGCACGGGAAGGTTTTGCGCGAAATTACCCCCCGTATGATCCGCGACGCGGCCAAGCGCGCATATCCCACCGCTAAGCCAGCCACCGTAAACCGCCAAGGCATCGGCCCCGCCCGGGCCGTGCTGAATTACGGCCATGCGCAGGGATGGTGTGCGCCGATCCGGGTTGAAGGTTTTGAGGTGACGCAGCCCCGCAAGAAGGCGATAGGGCAAGACTACCTTGACGCTATGCGACCACATTTGCCAGCCCGCATGTATGCGTTGCTGATGTTCCTGCACTACACGGGCCGCAGGATTGGCGAGGCGCTAGCGATAACCCCAGATCAGATTGATGGCGCCATGGAATGTCGTGGGGGCGGTGGCGCCGTTGGTGGCTGAGATGAAAATCGAATAGCCGCTGCGATTCTGCACCCGCACCGCCGTTGCGTTTGCGTCTGTCAGTTCATCCCACACGCCCACAGTCAGGCCAAAGGTTTGATTCCGTGCCATTTGTCACACTCCTTATCGCGCGCCGATGGCTGCGCTTGTTGCCTCGATCTGGCCGGCCAATCCGGCCCGCCGTGCTTCACAGTCGATCAGCGCGTCACCCAGACGGCCCGCCATGATTTCCCAATCCGCTGCACCCAGAAAATCGGCAGGGTGCGTGCAGGGCTGCGCAAAAACAGCCTCGGGCGGATCAACGATCAGCCCCCTGCCAGCGCCGTTCCAACCGTCGCAAGCTGCCATCGGCAGGCACGCGGCAATGATCAACATCCGCCCTCGCCTCATTTTCCAAAGCCTCCGATAACGCGGCCTGCGTTGATCGCGCGGCCAAGAGTTCCGCCGCCGCTGCGCGATTGCCAGCAGCCACCCGGTCCAGATCGGCCTGCAACGCAGCCAGCGACGCCGCCTGTTCCGCCTCTGCCCCGGCGCGGCCTATAGCCTGCCCGTGCAGCCAGATCCCGGCAGCGAGGGCGAGACAGAGGGCATAGGGGGCGAGGCGCAGCCAGTTCACAGCCGCGCCCTCTGAAAGTGCATAAAGTCACTGCCCCATAGCCGACCGGCGGGCAACCAGCCGTGGCCCTCCATGATGTCAAGGAAAGGCTTGTAATCCGGCCCGCAGAACAGCGCCCGAGGGCAGCGGGTGGTCAGGCCGTTGGGCCCAGCATAGAAATCCACCGCGCAGCCATAGGCGTGCATCGACCATTTCGACCCGCCGCGCATCTTGCGGTGCATGTAGCCCCCAGCATAGCGGTCAATCCCCAACTCACGCTGACGCGCCTCGCCATATTCCGCGCGCACATCGACCATCGCCGCCACGAATGACGGGGCGCAGAGTTTGTGCAGGGTGACGCGCGTGATCTGGGTTTGCAGCGCATAATCAAGCCGCAGGGTGTATGGCAGATCGACCGTCACCAGCCGCGCTTTGATTTCATCGCCGGGCTGGCCGTAGAATGTGGCGCAATCCGCCTGCCGGGGCAGATCCGTGGCCCCGATAGCCTTGGCCTTTGGCGTCTCAGACAGCCGGGGGATGGTCAGCGGCTTGCCGTAGGTCTGCCGATGCAGGAAGGCCGCCATGGCATTGCTTGTGTTGTGGCCTTCCCAGCCATCAACGGCACCCGGCTGATAGCCCAGCTTGTCCAGCGCCGCCTGTGCTGCTCCGATCATGCGCCGTTCTTGTGGCCACGCTTCATAGGCGGGCCCCACCGCGCCGCGCAGCGCCTCAATCACAGCCGCTTGCGTCATCGGCCCGTCTTGGCCATCGACTTTGCCCCGGTAGAACCCGGCGACGGCAAGAGCGGATTGAATATCAGAAAGGATCATTCGCCTTTGTCCTTCCCCGGTAGCACCCGATCAATCAACCGATCTGCGATCTTGTCGCCCCGATCCTCGACCATCCCGGCCAACCGCAGGGCAAAGCGCGTGAGACGGCGACTGAAAAACCCGGCCACGGCCATGACGGCCTGCACCGGCAGACTAGGGGCCCAGTTTGTTACGGCGATCGCTGCAAGATGGCTGGCCAGAAATGCCCCCAACAGCACAAGCCATAACTCGCGCAGATCCTGCTCCGGGTCCGACCGCATGGCGAATGCCGCGCCAGCCAGAGCCAGAAACATGCCGCCAAGCCACTCATGCGGTGCAAAACTGATCCCCAAGCCCATCAGCATGAGCGTGAGCCAGTCTCGGGCGTGATCTGCTACAATATCGCGCATAGATGTTGTCCTTTTTCGAGAAGTGGAGCCGGAACGCAGACTGACCCGGATCATTGGTTGGCCTTATTCGGGCGCGGGTTCTTGTTCGGCATCTTCTTTCGGCGTGTGGTCATCCAGCCGATTGAGAAATGCTTGAACCTCACCCGCGGGGGCCGGAATCTGAATGCGCTTCATCGCACTTGTGATCTGCAACCACAGAGACAGCGGAACCGTGACAGTCTTTTCGTTGGCCATGTTCTTCCTCATGCAATAACGGCGAGCTTACGAATGATTCCGTCTTTGGTGGCAATCGTGACGTAGCCGGTGATTGGCGCGTCCGATCCAGACGTGAACTCCCCAAATCCAAACAGGCCCGTTCCTGAGCCTTCTGCAAACAGGTTGTTGTTGGGGTTAAGGCCGCGGGCTTGAATGCGGGCGGCTTGGCCTGCAATGGCTGGCTGAATAAATACGTGCGTCCCAGCGTTTGGTAGGTATCCGACTTGCAGCAAGGCGGACCCAGGCGACACTTTTTCGTTGAACGAAATGGCGAGGTCAGAGAATACCATTTCCATCCGAACATCAGCCGCGTCCACGGTAGAATAAATGCGCACCACTTCTTGTTGACCGCCATCGCCGGGGCTTCCAGCGCTGTATCGACTAAACCAACCAATGCAATGCTCATGCGCCATTCGGATGGCACCCGCTAAACCGACGTTGCCGGGATCAGTGGTATTATCCGTTACCAACCCCGTTGTTGGGTCTTCACGCAGTAGCGAATTAGACCGGAAGACAATGCCAGATTGGGCTGCACCGCCATTGTTGCCCATGTTGATAAACCAGTCGGCGGCATAGGAACGGCCGAATACCGAAGCGTCAGAGCCAACCGCAAGGTTGAGAACGCCCACCATGCCAGCGGCATATGCCTTGTAAGGCGTTAAGCCCTGCAAGGGCGAAACCCCCGGCAGATTGGTGGCATTGATTTCAACACCATGGGTGATGCCCGCGCCAGTATGCGCCTTCACGGCGTCAAAATATCCCCCCCAGGCTTTGAGGTTTGATGCTGAGTCATTAAGCACAACGCCAGCTAATCCAATACCATCAAGTCCGCCCGAGGTCCGCGAGATACCAGAGAATGCAACGCCAAAGTCGCTGACCGACGCCCCGCGCGCAATATCCTCAAAATAATCCCACCCAGTAACCGTAACGCCGTTGGCTTCAAACGATTGCAGCCAGCTACCATTCGTTACCGTGCCATCGGTTTGCTGGCCGTGGCGCTTTGCATTGCCAAGAAACAGGCGGTCGCCCCGGATTGCTGGCGCAGCAGGGGACGCATCGGTGTGAAAGAAGGGCTTTTCACCATCAAGCGGCCCAATTTGGTCCCACGTCAGGTTTGCCATTTTGCTACCCTCCAAAGCCTTCAATTATGACGCCGGCATACACCACAGCGCCGACCGTTGCAGATGCCACCACCGCGCTGTCATTGGTGCGCCACTCGCGGGCAATAGTTCCGTCAGCACGAATGAGTTGAGCGATCATGTGATGGCCCTCCTCACGCCGAGCACAAAGCCAATAGTAACAGCGTCCGACAATGACCCGGCGGTTTCATTTTTGATTTCGACAGAGAAACGCCCAGATGAAACAGTCATCACCCTGACAGAATAAGAGTTTGATACGCTATTAACGACAACGTACGGCATATCGGTTGGCGCCACCGTTGAATTGTTCACCTCGAACACTGCAACAGCGCCTCCCGCCAAAGCGCTGGCCGCAGTAACAATANCCCCCGCTTTTTTGTTTATCGTGACCGCAGTCGTCTTGCTTGTAAGCTGCGTGACAGATGCGCCGAGTGCATACCCTTCTGGATATGAAAGCACCCCGTGAAATTGGACGTTGACACCGCTTATGGTTGACCAGCGCCTATTTGCCAGTCCTAAAGAATAGGCGCTGTCTGTGCTCGGATAAAATCCACCCGCCGCAAAAACATAGTCTGTCGTTGAGCCATTACCGGACAAAAGCCAGCCGTTTGTAGCGGAGTCCAAGTTGAGATAGCCCTCTACGGTTCCCAGGCTGACCGCGCGAAATTGGGCAGTAGAACCGTTTACCTCTGCATCGACGCTGCCAGTTGATCTTAGCAACGCCTTTTCAGACAGTTGATCAGTGTCAAAATAATACAGTCGACCAGTATGCCCGCCCGTTGCCGCCGCTGAAAAACCCGCCGCAGTAGGCGCGGCAATATCAACAGCATGGAAGGTAAAGTCAGCAGGTGTGCCCAAAAGATCAGGTGCGCCCCGCGAAAGGTTGCTGGCGGTCAACTCACCGTTGCGCCAAACAATACCGCCTGTCGTGTCGATGACGCTGTCACGAGAATGGGTGTTGTAGGTTCTAAACGTATAGTCAAGAACCGTTCGCGCCGTCGCCCCTCCGTCAAACTCAAAGTGAGTTGGAGACCCTGACCCCTCAAAGAGCATGTTAAACGTGTTTTGCGCCGGAATGGACGTGTCGGGGAAAACGTGCCGAACATTCGGCGCGCCATAGGCTACGATATAGCATTCCGCAAAATTATGGCCAGATGCGCGCCCAAAGACCAAGCTAGGGCTTGCTTGGGTTCCAACCACATTGCCGCCGCTTGTGAAGTTGGAAAATGCCGAGCTATTTATATCAACAGTCATCGTTGTGGCGGTTATGGCTGTGATTTCGCCAACCAAATTATTGATCTGCGACATTCCGCCGATTAGGAAAAATGTCACACTTTGCCCAACAGCAAAATCAGAGGGGATCGCCGTCGCCGTGATTACAGTTGATGCACCTTTGGTGATTGCTGTCGGAACAAAAGCGCGGCCAATGGGAAGATAACGCCAGCTGCAGATATTATACTGGTTGTTGATAGAAGAGGTTGCGCCAGTTATCGGTGCTTCATGCGTTAAAGTAACCGGAGGGAATGCAGCGTCATTCCCTGCGAGATAAGCAGCTACGCCGTTCTGGTCATAGTTCCACCAGCCGCAGCGATTATAAATCGTTTCCTCCTGCCCATAGTGAACACCCCCGGCAACCGAGTAATATCCAATAGTCTGCACATCTTCATAAATGCAGTTATCGCAGAATGCCAACCCACCGCCCGCCAAGGCGCGCGCTGTATAAATACCGACGGCTGGCCTATTGGTCTTGTTACCATAGACGACAAGGTTTCGATACGTTCCCCCGCGTGACCCGACCTGCTCCACTGCGACAAGACCCGTTGCATGTGAGTGAATCGTTGCGCTCCGAACCTCCCACCCCCACGTTTGCAACTTGGTCATGTCAATCGGGCTATTGGCGCGGTATGTCTTGCCTTCGCCTGACATTGCCAAAGTGGAACTTTGGTTGCCCCGTGCGACCAATTCCGCGCGGAAAGCTGCCATTGCCGCGTTGATCTGCGGGGCATCATCCGCCACATTGTCACCCACCGCGCCCCAGTGGCCAAAGGTCCAATCCCCCACTGGCAACAGCCCCGGCAGATCGGCAATGGCCGTGGCCCCGGTCGATCCGATATAAGACAGTCCGCCCGCAATGTATGTTTGCCCCACAACTGCGCCGTTTGCCGCAATGTGCGCCACCAAATCAGCGCGGCTATGGAAACCCTCAACCCGGTTTAGGTTCGGATCATAGGACAGAACGCGCGTGCCAATGTAGCTGACGGTTTGATTTGCATGATTGACCGGGACAAGCAGGCGCAAGGTTGGCGTGCCTGCTACTTGGACGACAATATATTCCAGATTCGGAAGGAGATATTTGCCGTTCAGAAAAACCCATACCCGATCTGATCGACCGGGATCATAGCGCATTGCGTAATCTTGCTGATTGGCCACCGTTGGGATATTAACCGGGACAGGATAGGCCACGCTTTCCAAGATAAGCGCCGCGTCCTCTGCCGCTTCTTGCGCGGTCTCTGCGGCCAACTGCGCCGCCTCTGCCGCCTCTGCGGCCGTTTCCGCTCGATTTGTCAGGCCCAGCATTTGGCTGACCGTGGCCGAGGTCTTATGCCAGTTGCCTGCATATGTCAGGCCGCCGCCTGCATGCGTGGCAATCAGATAATCGCCAATCGCAAAACTGATACCGTCTACGGCCCCGGCCGCCGTCACATACCATGCGTCACGCGCCCGAATTGCGCTTGCATCTGGCCGTGCTGTTGGGAATGCACCTGATGTTGCCGCCCAATCCCCGACTGCAAAAAAACCGCCTTGCAGCGCGGCGTTTAGGCCAGCAGTCAGATCATCAAGAGCAATGTCCAATTCCTGCCGCTCGACTTCATCGCCAGCACGAAACCGATCCACAAATTTCCAGATGCGGTTAAAGGATATGGAGGATGGTGAAAGCGGCATGGTGTGACCTGTCCTGTATCGTCATGGTGATCCGGAGGCGCGCGGCCCCCGGTCATGTCTCAAGTGCAGATCAGACCGCGAATTGTGCGATGCCGCGGTATTCCGGGCTTTGCATCGCCACGATCAGTTCAAAGCGCAGCGTGCCGTTCGGTGTGCCGTTCGGGGCATAGGTGCCGCGCACGTCGCCCGTAGTGGCCGTGGCCGTCGTGGTGTCACCCGCAACAACGGTGCCAGCGGTTGCAGCCGCGCCGTCCTGCAGTTCCTTGATCACGTCGCCTGTTCCGGCCAGCCATGCAGGCAAGCCCAGCACCTTGGCAGTGCCGACAGTCAGACCGGTGATGTCGGCCGAGGTCGTCACGGAAGTAATGGACTTGAACGCCTTCTTGCCAGTCAGGGAGGTGCCAGAAGCGGACGACTCACTGATCGCATTGCCATATTCGTCGGTGCCGGTGACGGTCAGGACAGCGGTCCCGGTCCAAGCTGCGACCACATTGCGCGGCACATCAAGAACAGCGGCCCCATCAGAGGCCAGAGCGCCGTTGATGCCGGTGGCAAGGCCAGAGGCCAGCGTGGCGGCCTGCGAAGCCACGATACCATCCGCATCAGCGGCAACAGGCTTGCCCAGGTTGATGCGAACCAGCGTCAGGCCCGCCATCTTTTCAGGATCAGCCATCACCACTTCCTCACCCGGCCCGATCGAGGCGCGGTCAAGGCTCAGGTTGATGATGTCGCCTGCGGTGAAGCCGCGACCGCGCAGAATGCTGACGGTCATGTTGCTGGCGCCATAGGAAATGCTGAAATCGCCATCCTTGGCAAACAGGACCGGTGCGGAGCCCGAGACGATCAGGTGATCATCGCCGCCGCGATAGTCCGCGCCGCCTTTTCCAGCAGGATAGCTTGCGGTGAAAGTGCCGCCAATGGCGACAGTGGAGCCGATGGTAACGGCAACGGTATCGTAAATTTTCGTCATGGCTGTGTTTCCCGTGCGTTTGAGGCGCGGGCCACACCGCCCGCTCTATGCACGGGCGACTATGCGGAAAGGATCAGCGGTTGTGCGGCAAACCTGCTGGGAGCGCGTCTTGCACATCCCAAGCCGCCTCAAGCATGGCAGAACAAGTGGCGGCGTAGGGATAATCCGCTACAACCGTTTCGGTGATCATTGGCCCCATGTCGAACCGGGCGCGATCACCGCCATGCTGATGACCGACGGCATAACCGCCGGCCATGAAAATTATCGCCGCAATGATAGAGGTGCTATTCACCCTGTTTCCCCATGGCGCGGATATACTTGCCGTTGAAATCCAACCATACCTTACTTTGTGCACTGGCCGCAATACTGCCGACCTTGGCGGGGTTCCACTCACCTTTTCCACTCATTTCGCGGGCAGCGGCCAGATAGGCTGGATAGAGCGCAGCAAGATTGGCAGTCTTCTTTGGCACGGGCTGACCTGCGGCCTCATAGGCTTTCTTGTCAGATTGTGCGTTTTTGACCTCTGCGCTGAACCGATAGAAACGGTCACGGTCCTGCCAGTCGCCAACAGGCGAGGTAAGCACTCGGACAAACGGCACATTGCGTTGTTCGATGGCGTCAAAATCGCGCTTCGCCACTTTGGCCAAGAAGTCTGCCGAACGCCCCCAGAACGCGCCCGCGCTGCCAGTCACAAAGGTTGAAAGGTGGTCCAGTGTTTCCGGGCTCACATCGACAGCGCCCGATTCCCGGAAGTCGCCGCCCGTTAAATCGTTAAGCGATTGTGCCACCCACTTTGACACCTCAGTTGCACCCTTGAAGTGAACAAATGCGTCAGGTTCCGTCTGGTTGCCATAGTCTTGCGGATAGATCGGAATGCCAAGCCAGTTCTTGTTTTCCGCCATTTCGACAATCGGATCTGACAGAACCGGGCTGATCATCTGCGCAGGGGTTGCCGCGCTGATCGGGCTAAACGCACCAAAGGCGGCCTTGACGACATCGCCAAAGGCTTCATCTGAATCCTTCACCCCTCGCAACACCTTGCCAAGCTGCTGCCCGGCATAGGGGAATACGTTATAGCCATATGGCATAGGGGCAGAAAACGGATTGTCGCCTGTGCCCCAAAGGAAAAAGTGCAGGTTCCGTTCATTGCGGAAGTTGGGCACTTTGTCATAGAGCAATTCGCCGTCGTCATCTTCTTCCGACAGTGCAGCATTGAGCAGGTCAAGCATCGTGCCAGCGACGAATGACATAGCCACCATCATAGCCACCCTGCGGCTGCTAAGTGCCTTTGCTGTGCGGACACTGCCTTGGATCGCGGCATTGAAGAACGGATAGAGGGCATTCATCTGCGCGCCCGCCTCACCCCGACGGTTGAAGTTGACGGTCAACTCCTTGGCCAAGAAAGCGGCCTTTTCTACATCCCAGCCAGCGCGCCTTGCCTCGACAAATGCGGCAAGCCGGATGGCGTTATCTACAGCAAGGTTAGTCCGCTCAATCAAACTCAGCGCGGCGTTGTCACGGAAAGAGAAGAACGCCGATGGTGTGGCCATCACCTTGAGCGCACGTTGCGCTTTATTACCTCGCGCCAAGCCAATCCGCTTTTCCAGATCGCCGCGCGCCGCCTCGGGCTGTTCCATGGTCCAGAACCAGACCTGTGCGCCGGCCTTCTGAAACTCCCGGTAATAGCGCGACCATTCGGTATCAAACCGATAGGTTGAGCCCCGCATCGCCCCAAGGAATGCCTTGCGCCAGTTCTTTGCCATGGCCTTTGCAATGCGCGCCTTGTCGGCCTCCCCGAAGGCTTGGATGTTAAATTGCGCGGTCTGGAAGTCACGGAAGGCGTTGGTGATCATAAATTCAGGGTTCAGCATGGTGCGGGTCATCGAGAAGAACCGCGAGAAGATCGACAGCACACGCAGCGCGCCACCCATCTGATCCGCTCCCAGCGTGCCAGCCGATTCCGCAAGCCGCTGATCGTTGAACAAGATGCGGTGTTCTTTGCCGTCAATCTTCACCGCCATTTCGTTCGGCTCAAGAACCATCGTGACGGGGTTTTCTACCCGCATTTCGACAAGGCCGGTGGTGCGGTTGAAATACCGCTTCTGTTTCGGCCGCTTTACCTCCCACAGCGCCTTGGATGGATGCGCGGCGGCCAGTTCAAACATGGCCTGCGCTACCCGGTTTTTCTCTGACCGGATTGCCACTTCCTGCGCCTGCGTGATCGCAGATTGCAGCGGGTTGAACGCCTCGGATTGGCGGCCAAGGGCCCGCTTGGATTCCTGCCCACGGATAGAGAAGCGCCGCCCGGTCCTCACCCCGCCCAGGTCCATCATGGACTCGTAGTGGTCGGTTTCCTCGAACCCTTTCAGCGGGACATAGTGCTTATATTGCGTGCGCCACAGGTTTGCGTCGGCGTTGCTGATCAGGCCAGCATCTTCACGCAGTTTGAGGTTCCGTTCCCGCAGCGCGTCGATCATTGCCCCGATCTGGTCATATTGCGCCGCCTCGGGCGATGAAGCGACATCGGCAAGGATTTGGGCTGCGTCGATGCTTTCCATCCCCGAACCGCCATCCGGCATGTTGGGGTTGATGGATGCGATGTAAGCGTTGCGCTCGATCGCGTGGCGGGCATAGAGCCATTCGCCCACGGAGTCCGCCGTGATCTTGCCTTTCGATTTGGCAATGATCTGGATGATGGGCTTGGTATATTCCTCGTCAATCTCCAAGAGGTGCCGTCCGACCTTGCCGGAAAAGGTCGTCTCTTGCAGGTAGGCGTCGTGTTCTTTGGGCAGAGGCCGCCCGGTCTGCATCATCACCGCCTCTTGCGCCCGCAGGAAGGGCAGCATGCGGTCTTGGATGGTGTAACGCGCCCGGTCTACGGCATCGCTTGCAGCGCCCGGCAAATCGCGCAGGCGTTGCCAGATCGGAATGCCGGCGCGGGTCAGGCTTTCCCATACCCGACGGTCAGGGATGAACGGTGTCGCCCCCATGGCGCTGTTGCGGTGCGCGCGGGCCTGCGGTGTCAACGGGCGCACAGCAAGGGGCTGGCGCTGGAACATGGTGCGCTGGCCGAACAGGTCTTTGTCGTCGTTGAACAAGGGCCCGGCATCGCCCGAGTTGCCCCCGGTCTTGCGCATCTTCGACTGCTTTTGCCGTGCTTCCAGTTCCCGGCGCTGGTCGGCCGTCATGCCCGACGGCTTGGCTGGCTCGGGTTGTGCGAACAGGTCGCCCGTGTCGGTGTCACGGCCTTTGCGTTGGAAGCTGACTTGCGCGCCGGTATTGCCCGCATGTCGCGCGCTGACCTCACCCGCCAGCACGCGGCCAAAGATGTCCTCTGGTGTCTGATACCCCGCGCCGTTCAGCACGTTGCGCAGCGCGCGGAAGATCCGGGCAATCTTGTTGAACGCTTGGATCAGGATCGACCCCTTGGGGGCCTGCTTGGCGGCCAGCGCCTCGCTAAATTCCTCGGCAATGGCCTCCTCGATGCGTTCCGCCTCGGTCAGATGCGGATAGCGGGCCGCGATGTCATGCTTGGCAAGCCACTTGCGTTCGGCGGCCAACGTCAGCGCTTGCCATTCTGCCCCGGTAAACAGGTTCATGGCCCGCAGCGCGTGGATGACTTCATGGTGCAGCGTCTTGATCGGGTTCAGACTGGCGCCGATGACGATTTCCATTTCCCCGTCGCCCGTGACCACAAACGCGCCCTGCCAGCCGTTGCCGTCTTCCACGCGGGACAGTTTCACGCGCTTGAGGTCCAGCCGGTCCAGTTCGGCCCGCAGCGCAGGCATAAGGCGCGTGACCTCCTCGGTCGTCGCGGCGGCTTCACGGACAAGCTGGGGTGGGGTCTGGTAGAACGTGCGGGCAAGCCCGCCCTGTGTTACCAGGCGGCGCTGCTGGCGTAGAGCACGTTCCAGTAGTTGGGGTCGCTGGCCGCTTTCTGTGCGTGATAGGGTATTGAGGAGAATGCCTCTTTTAACCGTTGCGGCCCCGACGCTCGGCGTTCCGCTTCGCTCAGACTCAAACGCCCAGCCTGCAACTGTTTCGTCAGTAACGGGTTGGCCTTCACCAGTTCGGAAGGTTCCTGCGTCAAAGTCGTATCGAGCATCGGCCACCTCTGGAACAAGATTGATCAGGTTCGCAACACTGACATCAATCAGAGATTCGACGTTACCAACATCGTCAGCTTCTGTCCACCGCAGCGGCGGAACGCCAAGTTTGCGATTGCCGGTGATCTGGTCTTGGTGTGGCGCGATGTGCTTTGTGGTGCCATGCTTGAGGGCCGTGGAAAGCATGTTGTCAGTGCGGCGGCGCAGCGCGGTCACGCTCAAGCCTTCTGGATCGCCAATGAACACCTTTCCCACGTTCAGAGCGTAATCGCTGATGGCGGAATATATCCGGCTCCCTCCGTCGCCCTTACCCAGATCGCTGACATCAATCCACACTTCGCCGCGCGTCTCATAAACGTAGAACGGTTTGTCCTTCGATGTGTAGAGCAACGTCACCTTGTCAGCATCCTTGCCCTCAACGCGCGGATCGTCTGCGGCGAGGACACCGCTAAAGCGGATGGATGGGTCAATATCGGCAAGAGTGCCTTTGATGGTCGTGGCCTTGCTGATCGGGTTTTGGAACAGGTCATCCACCTGCGCCAGTTCGGACATAAACGAGGTGATGAAGGTATCGCTAGGCGTCTCCTCCATCCCGCCCAAGGCCGTCGGCTTCTGCATTTCGGCAAGGAAGGCGTCACGTGCGGCCTCGGTGCGGAAGGCAAAGGTCGGGCCCGAACCCTTGGGCGCGGCGTCATTGCGGTGCCACCAACCGTCAAGCGCGGTAGCCGCTGCCTTCATCTGGTCGTAGACATCGCGCTCGACCTTTGCGGCGTGATGCGCAGCCGGGAAAACCTTGCCCTTCTTGCTGGTGACGGTGGTTTTCTCAAAGCTGCCAATCTCGGTTGCCAGTGGCGGGCCGGGGCGGCGCGCGCTGGCTGGCGCTTCCGCGTCCTGCCCCTCGGCTTCCAGTTCCTCGATCACGTCTTGAACCGGATCAGGGCGGCGGCGCACCTCATACGATTCCAGCCGGTCAAAGAATTGCTGGATCGTCGTCGCCCCGGTGAAGTTCAGGTTTTGCTGACCCATCGGGATAACCTGCCCCTCAGCGGGCTTGTCGATGATGACCACGCGCGTCATGACGCCCGTTCCTGCCCGCTCAAACGCCACCGCAGGAAGTTGCACCTCGGCGGAAAGGTTCAGGCCCTTGGCATCGTCGCTTTCCCACCAGGTCGCAAACTTCCTGTCTGCGGCCGGTCCGGTCGGGATCAGTGCCACAATCCGGCCCCCGGCCCGCAGGTGTTTTGCGGCTTTGGCGAGGTGCTGGATTGCGGTCGAACCGCCAGATCCAAACGGCGGGTTCATCACGATCGCATGGTATTTGTTGCTGATGTGGTGTTGCTCGAATGTGGTTTCCTTGGCATCACCCTTTGGCGCGCGCAGCTGGGCGGTGCTGCGCAGATCGGCGGAAGGCTCGACAAAGGTCAGGGCCGCATCATCCGGCATATACCGCACGATTGCCCCATCCCCCGCCGATGGCTCAAGCACGCGCTCATTGGCGCGGATTCCGGCCCACTCCACCATCTTGAACGCCAGCGGTTCGGCGGTCGGATAGAAGTCGATCCCGTCGCGCTGGTTGCGGTTTCCGGTGATCCGGGGCCGCCCGAAGTAATGCGACACCGCGCGCTGGAAGGGCGTGGTCGTGTGGGTGCGGCTGTCCTTGGCCTTGCCGCCCTTGCCGTCTTGTGCCGATGGCGCGAAGTCAGAGGCGTCCATATAGGCGTCAATGAAGGCGTTCATCATGTCGCGGGCGTCGTTGCCTAGCGCCAAGTTTTCCACCGTGCCTGACCGTTCAGCGATGCGCTGCGCAAAGGCGGTGCGTTCCCAGCCGGTGCCGATGGTGAAATAGCGGAAGATCGCGTCGGACATCGACCCGACACGCAGAATCCGGCCCTCTTGCTGCAAGGTCGTCGTCGGCTTGGTCGGCATGCCAAGATTGATCAGGGCGCGCTGGTGGCCTTTGGTGACATCGTGCATTGAGATACCGGCCCCGCCCGCATCCGCTTGCACCACAAGCACATCGACCCCGCTGCCGTCGGTGTTGAAGTCAGCAAGGTTTGCCAGTCGTTGCTTGGTCGGCACGTTGCCNTTGAANAGGCGCACGGTNTTGCCCAGAGCCTCGGGCAAATGCTTGATCGGGGGCTTGTATCCCGCAAAGTTCAGATCGCGAATCCANGGNTGCGCTTCAAGCAACTTGCGGTAGCCTTCGCTTGCCTCTGCCGTCATCGGGGAAATGGGCTGGCGGATTTCCTCGCCGGTCGCCTCGTCAATCCCGACCACTTGGGTTTTCAGGTGGGTGAACGGGTTCAGGCCACCGCCCACGTTGAAGTCATGGAACACGACAACCTTGCGGCCAAGGGCGAGGTGCGCCTTGATTTCATCGACTGCCAGCCGGGCCTTGATCGCCTCAAGAAGCTGCTGGCGGGCCAGATAGTCGAAGTTCTTGCGCATGTGGTTCTGCAGCGCGCCAAATGGCTCAGGCAACCGGGTGCCGACATTCCCGGCCTTGGTGTTGGCGGATTGTGCCTCGCGCTCTTTGGCGGCCAGTTCGTCCAGCGCCTCAAGTGCCTCGTCCAGTCGTGTGCCGTCGGCGTCCTCTTTCTTCACAAACTTGCGGTCATAATCCACATCAACCTGCAGGGACCGGCCAGACAACACGCCTTCGCGTTTAAGTTTCTCGTGGAAATCACGCTCGAACACCGCCGAATCCACGGCATGCTCGGGCTTGGTCAGCTTGTGATACCGGATGCGGTATCCGAAGTTCTGCACCATGAACAGGTTGCGGCCAGACTGGTTGCTGCCGTTGATCCGGCCGTCCTCGGGATAGTTGAACAGATAGCCCTCGGCATAGTCCACGGTCTTGTCATAGGCGAAGGGGGTTGCTGACAAGAACAGCACCTTTGACCGCGGCGGCGGGTTCCGGTGCATCGCCTGTGTTTCGGCGCGCATCTTGTCGTCCAGCGCACGGCGGGCGGCTTCCACGGCAGGAGAAGCGCGGCGCGTCACATTTGCTTCCGACTTCGGCCACAGTTTCGCAATCTCGTCGGCATGCTTCATGCGGACAAGGTGCCAGAAGTCTTGCGGCCGCTTTGTGATCGCCCGCAGGTTTTGCAGGTAGCCGGTCGCCCCGCCGTCTGCGTTCGACATCAGGTTTTGCGCCTCGTCGGTGACGACAAGATCCCAGTCCCGGCTGGCCAGCGTGTCATTGGCCCGCAGGTTGGCATAGGTCGTGATGACGACACCCTGCCCGGCATCCTTGGTGCCAGCGAGTTGCGACACCGGCACGGCCAGCGCATCGAGGGCGAGCGTCCAGCCTGCGATGACGGCATCAGATGGGGCGATGATCAGGATGTTCTTCTTGCCGCCCTGATAGAACCGCTTGATCACACCGCCGCCCGAGAAGGTCTTACCTGTCCCGGTCCCGTTGGTGATCATCATGCCGTGCCCGTCTGGCTTGGCAAACCGGGTTTCCACCTTGAACACGTCGTCGCGCTGCTCAGGCAGAAGCAGGGGCAAGGTCGCGTCGATGTTGGCGCGGTCGGTCGGCTTCACGCGAACCTTGTCGGCCTCTGCCTGCATTGCAGCCCGGTCGTCGGCCTCGATCGCGGGCGGTGCTGGGGTGGTCTCGGGGTCCAGGTTGATCCGGCCCGCGCGCAGATCGCCAAGAAACGCCTCAAGGTATGGCGTCAGTTCGGCCACCTCTGCGCGCGTCATGCCTACCTCTGGCGCGGCCAGTGGCATAATGATCGCGCGGAACAATTCGCGGTCGGTCGCGTTGACCACATCCACACCGTCCAGCGCATCAATGAAGATGGACGCCAGCGCATCGGCCTTCTGGGGGTCGATGGGGTTGGCGGGGTCTTCGCGCAGCATGTAGGGATTAGATACAAAATCCAGCACATCCTCCTTGAGGATATTGCGGATCGCGGCCAGCCGTTCGGCAGGCGTCAGCTTTGGGGCGGTGCCAGTAGCATTGCCCGCAGCGTTGCCTTTTCCGGCCCCGTCAGCAGGAAGTCGCCCATTGCGATTGCCATCGCGTCGTCCACCGTTTCCAGAGGCGGCAGGCTGGGAATCGGCCCCTCCCGATCCGTCAGGCGCTTGATTGCTTCCCGCTCCCACAGCAGGGGCATCACCGTCAGGTAGGCCGCTGTCAGGACGCCGCTGCCGTTTTCCGCCATCAGCCGCTTTTCCTCGGCGTCCAGTTCCTCGGCCAGAACGTCCGCTGGAAGCGGGAACATCTGTTCCGCCCACTCCGTCCGCAGTGGCCCCGTCTCCGCTATCGCGTTCCAGATCGCTGCCGGTGCCTGATACATCGCTCTCGTCTCCAAAAATGTCGTCCAGCGCACCGTCAAGGTCAGCATTGCCGGTCTTGGCCGGGCCCTTGACGGGCGGCGGCCCCATGGGGATCAGTCCAGAGTTTGGACCTCGATCCCCCCGGCTTCCGTTGCCTGTTCCAGCGCCCGTTCCATTTGTGCCAGCGCCATCCGCACTTGCGGCGTTTTTGGCATTTGCTGCAACTCCTCGATCTTGCTCAAGAGCGCGGATCGTGGCGACATCGAATCCAGCCCGTCCAATCCGATCATCGGGGAGTCGCTGCGCGATGGTGCTGATGATTTCGTCAAGGTCGCTTTCTCCATCGGTTCCCTCCAATGCTTTTGTGCGAATGTCGCCAGTTACCGAAAGGATACCGAGGCGATCATACACCAAGTTGATAATGGCGTCGAATGCGCCGTTCATGCGCTTGGCTTTGGCGTCCTCGCGGGCGTTGCCTTCCACATCCTCACGGCGAACGGGGATTATTCGTGCCCGAAGGACTTTCGTGAGTTCATTGCTGGCCGCGTTGTAAAGGTCGTCAAATACCGGCGTGTCTACACCTGATGGCAAAGACAAATCCTGCCCCATGGGGCCGCGCGCCACCTCATACCGCATACCATTGGCGGCCATGACCCCAAAAGCATTCCACTTGAAGCGAAACAGTGACCGCACATCAGCCAAGGATGCGCCGCGGCTGCTGGGGTGGTTATGCGTGAGATAGTGAATCTCACCCGCTTGACCCATGCGGGCGACATACCAAGGGAAAGCCACCTCGTCTTTTGCGCCCGATGCGATCAGCAAGGGACGGCCATCCGCATCAAGCGCAACCATATGCTCGATCTTGGTGGCCTTGCCGCGCTCATGCACCCATGCGTCGGCAATAGCTTTTCGCTCAGAAAATCCCTTGGCCTTTGCAAGATCCTCGATCAGGGCGTAACCGCGCTGTGTTTCCGATAGGTCATCAAACCCACTAACACGCACTGGATCAGATCCGCGGTGCTTTTCTCGCGCCTCAACGATGCGGGCCAAGAAGGACTCGCGTGTGTCTTCTTCGCGCGGGCGATTAGCTTCAATCGCTGCGTCCAGATCCCCAATGTCGCCATTGATCGAAGTGCCATCTGCCCGATCAACGACAAAAATAGAGGCATCTGGATAGGTTGTTTTCCACCATTGTGCGGCATTGTCAGCATTTCCGCCAACGGTCGCCAAATAGAACCGCTGCCCCCGATACTCGGCATAAATGAACGAAAGACGCTGCCCTTCGCGCTGTTTGCGCTCCTTTGCCGTGATCGCTTCGAGTGTGGTCGGGAATTTCCCCGTGTCAGGGGACATTTCCTCTTGCTGGCCAGAGTCTTTGTCCCCTTGACTACCCAGCAAATCCCCCTGCGCGCCAAACAGCGGACCAGAATCGCCCGTGTTTCCGTCAGGTTTGCGCAGCTTGGATTGATCGGCCCGCACCTTCGCCTCGGCCTCGGCGCGGATTTGCTCGGGCGTCTTTCCGGTCTGCGGCGTGGCACCGAACAGGTCTGCGTCTGGCTTGGCAGCCTGCCCGGTCATCGCCGCCAGAATGTCGGCTTGCGGATCTGGCTTGGCCGGGGCTGGCCCGCCGAACAGATCGCCATCAGCGGCGTTTTCGTCGCGGGTTTCACCCTGGGGAGGTTGCGCTTCCCCCCCCTGCGTTACTTGTTCGGTGGCGGGGATTTCCGTTTGGTTCGCAGCTTGGCCTCCTCCAACCGGTGCTGCTTGGCTGCCTGCCCCGCCGCCTTCCAATCCTCGGATGACATCTTGGACAAACGCTCGTCTTGCGTCAGCGACGGACTGGCCTGCTTTGACGGCTCGGGCTGCGGCTGTGAGGGCTTCACTGATCGGTCCTTTCATGTTCGCTTGGCGCTGGACATATTCCAGAACCATTGCGTCTTGCTGAACCTGCGCCGCGTTGGCGTCCTGATCCAGTTTGTTCCCGGCCCCTTCGATCTTGGTGCCGTTCTTCAACAGCACATTGAACGCAGCCTTGTTCTTGCGCAACTCTTTCACCGCGCCGTCCAGAATTTTGGCCCGCTCCACATAGAGAGATTGCGCGACCTGCTCGGTGCCGAACAAATCATCTTGAGTTTCTGTTGCGGTATCCGCTGCGGCATCGCGGGCAATCATTTCGGCCTGCGCTGCATTGGGCGGATTGATCCGTGTCAGAAGTGCCAGAATGTCGGCTTGCACGGCCTGATCTTGAACCACGCGACCAACAACGGCACCGTCCCGCTCACTGGCCTTGCCGTTGGCCACCATGCCAAACGCGGTTGGCGACAGACGGAGCAATCCATCCGCATCACGCACAAGCGCAGATCGGGGCGGCAATCCAAGATCCTCAACGGTTTCCTCGGTGTTGCGCAGGATGCGGGCGGCATCAAGTGCCGTGCCGCTGCCCTCTCCGATGTTTTTAAGCGCGGCGATGACCATCACCTTTTCAGGGGTGTAACCGTCCGCTTCGTCATAGATGACGGCCGCCATTCCACCTACGTCAGCTTGTCCTGCCTCTGCTGCGCGCTTGGCAAGCCCTGTGCGCTGGTGGCCATCTGCAACTGTCAGACTGCCGTCAGCCTTGCGAAATAGGATTACCTGACCTGCCCGCACCGGGTCAAACTTACTGACACCACGCAGACGATCCGTAACGCCAGCCTCGTCGCCACCGCCCTTGTATTGGAATGCCTTGGCATCGGTCTGGATCGAAAGGGTTTCCTCGTTTGTCAGGAAACGGCGTTCAGGCTGGCCCTTTTGGCGCGGTGCTGCGTTGGGCGCGGGCGGGGTGACGCCACCGGATGCAGCCACAACGTCAGCCTCGGGGGCCTCGCCTGTTGCCTGATTGCCTCGGTCGTTGGGTTGGCTCGTGCCAGATGACGATGGAGGGCTTGGTAGCCTGCGCAGATCAAGCGATTGAATCGCGTTCTTGTCGATTACGGCATATTCGGTTTTGCCGCGTGGGTCTTTCCCTACAACAATACCAATGCCTTGCGACAGCCAATCCGCAATCTGCTTCTCGGATAGCCTTGTGATGTCGCCATCTTTGCGCAGGATTTTTGTGCCCGGCTTGATCACGACATCATATGTCGTTCCGCCATCGACCATGCCCGCGTAGCTTTCAGCATAGTCGGCATCTGCCTCAGACGCAGCGTAGAAACCGCCCAGCTTTTTGCCATTCTTTGCCTGCTTCTGGCCGGTCCTGATAATCTCAATGGCGTCCAGCGTCAGGCCGCTTTTGCCGCCATGGACCAGTTTGAATCCATCCGGGGAAATTTCGGTTGCGGCATTGGCGGGAGGAGGTGCCGCAGCGGTATCGGGGGCCAGCGGAATCGCCCGCCCCGTTGTCTTGTCGATGACGACTTGCGCGCCCGTGGGCCGCCAGTTGGCACCCTGCCCCTCGGCCTCGTCCACAATCTCGAACCGGTCGGGATCGGCCTCGGCCTCGGCGCGCGTGATGGTTTGGCCATTTTGGCCACTTTGGCCACTTTGCGGCGCGGGCTGGCCTGTCATAGCGGCGGTGATCTGCGCGAGAGGATCGGTGGGCTGTTGCGTTTGTTGCGTTTGCGGGCCGGGTTGCGCGGGCTGGGGAGCCGTGGGGGCCTGATCCGGCGCGGGCGGCTGCATGGCCGCCGCGATTTGATCCATCGGCGGGGCTGGGGGCTGACTTGCGGGGGGGTTTGGCATGGGCGGGTTTGCGTTCGGATCGCCGGGCGGCTGGCTCTTGCCTTCCAGCGCCGTGCCGATCGCACCAACACCACCACCCAAGACGGCACCCACAAGGGCGGCCTCGGTCGCGCCCTCGGTCCAGCCCCGATCAGCGTCGAACAGCTGCTGCGCCACGATGTTGTTGGCGACGGTCGCAAGATATTCCTGCGCCGCTTCCTCGCCCGATGACTGCGCGATGTCCACAAACTTGCGCATCATGCCCGTGGTCAATTCACCGCGAACACGCGGGGGCAGAAGTTTCAATGCGCGGGTGATCGGCACGATTTCCGATGCACCGATCAGCGCGCCCCAGCTGGCTGCGCGTTGCGCTGTTTCCTCGTCTGCACCCGCCTCAAGCGCTTCCTTGTAGAGCGAAGGGGCATTGAGAGACGAACCGGACGCCGCACCGGTCACCAGTGCGCCAGCTGGGCCGCCGACAACACCACCGACTGCAGCGGCGCCAATCATGCCCGTCATGTTGCCTGCGCCTTGCGCGACCTGTGACCAGAACCCGGTATCGCGCGGATCCGGCTTTCCAACAGCGTCCGTGACAGCCTTGCGCGCTGTGTCGCCCGCCTTGAACAGCGGTCGATCCTTTGCGGGGATAACGGGCTCTGCCGCCATGCCTGCAATGACGCCTTGGCCTTGGGTCAGATCGGCCAAGTTTCGGGCAATGAAAGCCTTCTGATCCTGCGGGATTGCCGGATCAGCCAAAGCCGCCTGCATTTCGGCAATCATCGTTGCGCGCTGCGCTCCGGTATCGGCGGCACCCTTCACGCGCCCGGCATCGGCTTGCGCGCCCAGAATGGCCAGCGACTCCGGTACAGATGCGCCAACTTCGGCTGCACCAACAGCAAATTGCTGGCCGCGGCGCTTTGCCAGATCGCCAAAGCCTTCGCCCAATGGCGTTTGGTTCGCGGGCGGCGGATTGGCCTGTGCCTGCTTGATCCATTCAGGCACCTGTTGCGGGGTCTGACCGCGTGCGGGCTGCAGGCCCATCGCGGTCTGGATCATGTCCATGGGGTTGGCCGCCACTGGTGCAGGCGGCGGGGCCACTGGCGCTGCGGCTGCAGGCGGATTGGCGACCGCCTCTTCGATCCATTGCGGCACCTGCGCTGGCATTGCCGGGGCCTTGATGACCGGGCCAACGGCAGTCTGTTGCACAGGTGGCCCCATCAGCGCGGCAATCTGCGCGGTAAACCCGCTCGGGCCTTGTGGGTCTGCGGGCAGGCTTGGGGTGGACTGATCGCCAACAGGGGCGGTGATCGAGGGCGTTGCCATCGAAATGCCCTTGATAGACTTTGCTTGCTTGGCAATAGCCTTGGCTGCCTCAACATCACCTGCAGCATCGGCCTTGCGCAGCGCAGCCATCAGTTCTTCATAAGTTGCCATGGATCAGTCCAAATACTTGTTGATCAGGTCGTCATCTGCCGAAAGAACCGGGTCGCGCGGCAACACCGGATCCGTGGGCGGCGGTGGAAGCGCTGGCGCTACGGGTTGGGCTGCGGCTGGCGCTGCATCGGCGTTTTCCACGACCTCGCGCTTACCTGTGGCCGCGTTGTAGCCACGCACTACGCCGTCCGGGTCACGGCTGATGTAGGTCAGCTTTTGCGGGCGCGATGATGCGCCACCGCCAGACGACCGACGCGACCCACCACTTGAGCGCTT